GCCCCTCTGATAAAAAGCCTACATCATTTAAAATACTAGCTTTAAACTTGCTAATAAAGTCTAGTAAGTAGTAGGGATGCATTATCGGCTATCTCCTGACCCCAGGATGACACTGCGTAGCTTACGGCCAGTTAGCTTCTCCACATTACTTTCCATAACTTCTTCCATAGTCCATCCGTTGTCAGAACAGATAGCAGCAATGCCAAAGAGGCAATCACCAAGCTCATAATGGAGCTTGTTGGCAGCAGTGTCAGCATCAAAATCTCCACGGATAAGGCGAGTGAATACACCTGCCACCTCACCTGCTTCAGATAGGAAGCCCATGACAGCAGCTTCTGCATTATAGGTTGGTAGTCGGAAGGTCTTGATGGCTTCTTGATATTGTTCACTTGTCATTTAGTATTTAGTTTCTTGTTGTTTGCTAAGTTCATAGGCTTCGTCTTCTGCGATGTCTCGCAGAGCATCTTCTCGCGCCATGCGCTCCTCAATAAGCCTACGTTTGTAACGAATAGACTCCCCAAAGTTCTTGGATAGCGGACTGTCATCTTCACGCTTCTTGGTCGTATAATACTTTTTCATTTAACCATTCTTCTCGTTCGTCAATAATGTCTAGGAAAGCGTCCACCAGCATAGAACTATCAACTTCTAGCAGCTCTAGCAATAGGGTTTCCTCTGTGTTACGAAGTGCGTTTAGCAGAAGCTTGTTCATCTTCAATCACCTCAATGGCCTTCTGTAGAAAATGAACTGCCTTCTTCAAATCCTCCACACCATTCTTATGTTTCCAGCGAGCAATGTATTTAAGGGCAGTACCATCTAAATAGCCTAGGCCCCACCCTGTAATAACATCCCAAGGTTCCATACCCTTGAATTGTTTATAGTGGGTACCAGAGATTTGAATATCGTTGGCTCTACAGGATACCATAGCCTGCTTCTGGTCTTTCATGTCTTCAATGTCGTGTTCGTTAATCATGTTTGTCGTACTTATATTCTGTGCAAATTACCTTGACAATAACTACACCCTCATCTACTCGTTTTTCTACAGGTGGCATCTTCGAGAAGTTTAGTTGGTCACACTTTTTAAACTTGTCTTTACAACTAGCACACATCATGCCTTTTGGATGGTAAAAAGATTCAAGCATATCGTTTATTCAAATAATCCAGTGAAACAGGCATAAGATCAAAGCACCCATCCTTGACTTCATGTAGCATTAGGCAACCACGCCAGTGCTTATTACCCTGATACCCCAAGTAGTCTTCATCATGTTCATAGCAACTACCAGCAATGATAGAAGTAAGTCTATCTCCGTTAGCTCTGTGTGCTGTGGCTATTTGTAGTCCCTGTTGGTGGCCTGCTACACAACTCATGTGCTGTTTCGCAAGCTGAGCTTGAGCACTTGTAGAGGGGCGGCCAGCAACACCGGTAACAAAGTAATGACAATAGGCAACACCATCAATAACAATGGGCTCAAGAAAAGGTATAACATCCCAACCATACTCCTTATATTTTAGGTCTTCTGTAGAAATGGTTCCATCTAGCTTAGGGTCGCCATTTATGACCCGTTCAATACGATTTTCATGGTTGCCAAGTGTCATTACCAAGCGTGGATAATAGCGCTCTCGATGACCTTCCTTGGCCTTCCTATTAAAGCTATTAATAGGCTCTAGGAGGGCCTCCATAGCCTCATGGACAGCCTCAATGTCTGCCTTGTATCGTCTACCCTCAAAGCTCTTCTTACCAACGTCATAGGAGCTTAGGCTAGGTAGGTCAGCAAAGTCCCCAATACACACCACAACATCAGGCTTCTTGTCTACAATGTACTTGCCGATGTTTCTGAGATATTCGACACTATATCCTGGCTTTACTTGACAGTCAGGAATTACAAAATGCTTCATGCCAATAGGTTCATTGGAGTTCGTCAGAACCAGCGGCACTCAGGCTATCTGGAGAAAGTAGCTGGGACATAATGCCCATGGACAGAGCCATGTTAAGCCCGAACTGTAGGACAGCCTGAGTTTCCTTTTCGTTCATGCTTGCTGTGAAAGCAAGTGTTCCATCTTCGTTCTTAACTGGTACTTGAATTTGCAAGGTCTTTCCTATGCTTGTTTTCTATCTTACTTTTTTTCTTATGGCAAGTAGTGCAGAGAACTTGGAGTTTGTCTGCTGTACAGAAGATGCGTTCAATTACATTATCCCAGGAGATGAACCCCGATATTGGCACTACAGGATCAATGTGATCTACTTCTACTTCTTTACTTGTATACTCCTCAGTACAGGAGGCACATTTGTACATCTGTGCAAGGCGTCCTGTCTTTGGGTTAATCTTTTTCTCAGTCTTAGCGTCTTCTAGTATGTCCCACTTGGCTGGCCAACGTCGTGTACCAGAGCGTAGAACGGACATGATGAAGGCATTACGTCTGCCTGGTGTCCAAGGTATACTCATCGTTTTCTTTGTGCCATATCCACAGGCACCTTGCGTTCATTAAATACTCTTCTTCTGAGGAGTAATTGTCCATCACTGCTTGGAACATCTCTTCTTCGCTGGCACAGCTATCGAGAATCCGGTTTGCCTTGACCGGTCCAATGCCGCTAACCCCTTTGATGTTGTCAACGGGATCGCCAACGAGCATCTGATAATAAAACCAACGAGTAGCTTCTTCAGGTGTAATAGACCAGAGCAGTTTCTTGACAGGATCATAATGCAGCCCTTTAATCATCTTAAGGTCTTTATCATTAGTGACAATAACCGTATCTTCAGTTTGCCTAGCGCCTAGAGCATCATCAGCTTCTGCTTCTTCAATGGTTTGAGCATTGTGGACACGCTTCAGATAGTCTTTAGTTTCCACTTCCCACTTAGGTCGGTAGCCTCCCTTTCGATTGGCCTTATACTCTGGATAGACACCATAGCGGAAGTTGTTGGAACCAGAGAGCCATACTTCATATTCGTCCGCAGCAGCAGCAATGATTATCTCATCAATGAAACTATCCGCTCTGGCACAAGCCACCCATGGCTCGTCTTCTCCTTCTGCGGAGGCTGCCACTCTAAACGCCACCATATCACCCTAACCGTCAATGAGTGCTCTCATTGGGGAACTCCTTTTCTTTTCCATCTACATTGGAACTATGGGTACTAAGGTAATTAATGGCTTTATTGAGAAACTCAGTGTTGTCTCTAAAAGACCCTAATCCCTTGTTACAAAGGGTACAAAGGAATGCACGCAGCCTACCAGTTTTATGGTCGTGATCCAAATGAGTTAATGGACCCGTTGATGGAAGATGACTTCCACAAATAGCACACAAGTTACCTTGTTGTACTAGCTTTTCCTCATACTCTTGTAGTGTTATACCGTAGGTATATCTAATATATTGATCCTTTTTACTTCTTTTGTATTCTGGATCAATCTTTACTCTAGCGTTATGGTTATTTCTAGAGTTAGCCTTTGTACATTCTTTACAGTAGTACGACAAGCCGTTATTTCGTAACGACTTTTTATCAGAGGAATAAAAATCCGAGTGCGGTAGAATTTCTCCACACATAGAACATTCTTTATGTGTCTCTGATAAAAATCTAAATGGGGTATATTGGTTAGCCATAAATTTCCTCCTATAACTACATTATACCACATCTAAACATAAAAGTCAATTAGTTTTTAGTTCATCACCATCAATGAGTGCTTTCATACAAAATGAATATAGGTTGGTTTGTGATAATTTAGCATGGTGTCTATCATGTGCTTAGTGCCCTTTGATTTACCATCCCAAATAGCAATAAGGCCTTCAGCATATTGTGCCATTTGGTCGTTTCTAATAAAGCCGGCGTGCCGTCCAATATCCCAATCTGGCAGGAATTCTTTGTATGAAATAGTATTATAAATTGCAAAGTCTCTCGCCATGGTATCCACTCCTCTAGCGCCTCCAGAAACAATCTCAGTAATACTCCACCTACAGCGGCCATATGCGTCATGTAGAACATCTATGTCGTCAATATCTCTGCTACCAGCTATAATTACTTTCATATTTTTGTCTTTTCAGTTCTTTCGTAAAATCCTTCTAAGTCTGATACATTCCTATCTGTATAGGCAGCTTGCCCCTCGTAAGGGTCCAGGTCGTAGATATTATAGGATGTTTTAGCCTCTACATCAAGGCGGTAAATGTCCTCTGATGTTCCTCCTACTACTATAGTAATTAGTTTATTGTCTTTGCCCCTGCCGGCCCTGCCCTCAAAAAGAAATTTATATTTATAATAGGACTTAAAGTATAATTCCACGTTTTCATACTTCTTACAAAACTCTTGCTTGGTCATATTTTTATCTCTTTCGTAGACCCGTCAAAGTCAGTATAGAAGACATTCCTAATTCCAACAGAGCATATGAGATCCCTGCAAGTATGGCAAGGCTTAGCACAAGATATATCGCCAGACTTAGTAAACCTTGTAACGAACATAGTAGAACCAACCAAATCGCTAAGCCTGCCATCTCTAAGAAGTTTTGAGACTGCGCTAGCTTCGGCATGCATAGATGATAATCTAGTGATTCTTGAATATCGAATAGAGTTGAAACCAGACGAGATAACACGACTACCTTTCATAATGACAGCCCCAACCCGATGTTTCAGGAAGGGGCTTTTTAGTGCCTGTTTCTCAGCTATGCGAAACGACACGATACACTTTAATAAGGAACATCTTTAGTAGCTTCGTCAGCTTGTGGACTTAGAGCAGCATCAATACCATATACAAAGTCAACAAACTCTTGTGCGGTACCCAGTACATCAGAAGTCTTTGGTGGAACCTTGGCACCAACTGAAAGAAGTTCAATAGCATTGCTTATGGAACTCTGACGAATAATAAACAACTGACGTTGCTTACGTTCTTCAGGTGTTTCATAATTACTCCCCGCTATGCGGGTCGTGGCTCCAGTGCTCCCAGCAGCCACAGTGGCTTGTGTGGTGGCCCCATCACGGGTTACGCTAGACCACTGATCGTAGCCCTTATCATTCTTTGTAACCTCTACAACAAGAGTTGTACCACTCGGAGTATTCTTAATCTCCTTAAATACAGCCGGGTTTGCAAAGCTCATAATGGTCTGGGTCTTGTTAACCCCATTGAAGGTATAGGTGACAACGCCCTTCTCATAGGAGTTACGGCCCTTGGTGATGGTTTCAACAGCGAAGTCCTGAATTACAATTTTAAAAGCCAAAATATTTCCTTTGTGTGTATTTGGAGCGGGTAGCCAGTATCGATCTGGTCTATTCAAGTTTGGAAGACTTGTGTGTATCCGTAAACACTTTACCCGCAAAATCTATAGTCTATATTAATATTCTACCATATGAAATCATGCATGTCAAATTTATTTTGACCTACCTGTACTTCACAAGTTAATGGTAGAGAGAAATCATAGTTGAATGATTTCTTGCAAAGCTCTGGAACTGCTTCAATAGATTCTCTAAGCATCCAGGCGATTCGGTTTACATTTACTTCTGGAACATCAGCCACAAGGCTGTCATGAACTGTACAAATGAACTGAGCGTCTAAGCCACTTTCTCTAAGTCTGCGGTTGAATTCAATGCGAGCAAGCATAACCAAGTCTGCACCCCATCCCTGTCAGTTGTGTTCCGGATATCCCGCTTCCGGATACCCTCTATGTGTCGCCACATAGCTCAGACTATATCATCACCCATATGGGTGGCTGGCGCTTCGGGAACACTGTTCCCTACTCCGTTTCCGGATAGTCGTTGCACCTTATTTATCCATGCATGTATACGGCGATGGTCTGGTATTGATATCATAACTAAGTTATCTGGATGGTTATTCTGTTTAACACAGTCCAGATGGTGTACTACCATGCCAGTAGGCAAAGCAGATATTCCATTGTGCTCACAGTAGGCTATAATGTGTTCATAGGTTTTGTTGCCATCCTTGACACCAGTATACCAATCAGGAGCGAATACCAAAGTATACCCGTCCTTATTGGTTCCCTTTTCTACTGCATTATGATGCTGCATACCATTCTTACCGTACATAGGATTCTTACTACCAATCTTATGTAGTTTACATAGCCTTGAGGTCCTAGCCTTAAACTGGCCTTCATGATACTCTGTAAGCCAAATCTTCTTGATAGTCTTATGGTCCCTACTATACTTTTGCATGATTGCTTGCACTCCTAAGTCAGAGTGAAACAATTCAACAATCTCTGTGTGCTCTTCTATACTTACTGGTTTAAATTTCATTAGAAACTCCTCTTAAGTTCCTAATATTATACCATAGCAACAAAGCTTTGTCAATATAAATCTTGGCTCAGGATAAACTACTGGAGTCTTCCCCTGAGTTCACCAGCTTATTCGACTAGGATTTCTCCTAGAAGCCGCTACTTATGTTAACGGGATAGTTCTTGATGGTTGTAAGTGGCCACTTGCCCCATTGGTTAGGTCGGTAGTTGAAGTAGCGCCCACTAGGTATCTCAATGTTCCCAGTTGACATAGCGGTTTCCAACAAGCCATCGTGCCATTTCTTGATACCTTCATACTTAGTGTAGAAGGCCTCGATAACGGCAGCCCATTGTTTAACGCTATAGCCTACGTCCAGGAAGTCGGAGTCATTAGCAAACCCGTAGTCACTGCCGCCATATAAAAGCTTAAAGACGAACCGCTTGGCAGTTACTCGATCTGGTAGTTTGAACTTTGCTTGGTTATCTGCATGGGTGTCAAACTTGTTCCATATTTCAGTAGATAGAACCTTGTCTCTTGATAGGTCAGCCGCTGCTACCAGCTCTAAACCTTTCACATCGGCATTAATAATCGTCATTACATATATCTACTCACAAGTAGTTGATCTATCTCTGGCGAAGTGTTCTGGAGATTCGGTCGAGAGGCACTTAAACGGCCTGTTCTAGCGATGTTCTGGTTATATTGACCATGTACCATGTCATTAGCCCATGCAAGCTCTTTAAAGTGCTTTAGGAATGTCTCCATCATCTCTAAAACTTTGGTGGTCTTGGCAAGGTTATCCAATAGTCCCAAGAGCTGCTTGTCCTCATTTTTACGAGATTTAAGTTGCTTAAGCGTTGGATCATCAACTTGGTAATACATCGTACCGTTGTATCCCGGTACAAGACACTTCTTAACCGCTGTGCCCTCAAGAGGGTTGAAACGCTTTGGGAATGTCTGTACATAGGAGTGCCACGATCCCTTAAGGTAGGTATCACCTTTCTTAGGGCCACTTTTGTAGGTAGCAAGTTCTTCCGTCCTCCATTCAAAGGTAACGTCACCCCCGTAGAGCAAAGCAGAGAGGCTGTCCCCACTATTCCAGTTAAAGACACATTGTTCAGGGAGTTCCGGTATGTAGTCATCAAGCTCCTTTTGAATATCTGCCATTCGGCTAGAGTATTCTCCAACAAGCCTATGACACTTCTCTGTGTCAAACTTAATACCGTTGTACTCGGCAGAGGCAAGAGACAACAAATCTTTGCCAGCAAGTAGGATAAGGGTATGTTGCTTTTGGTTTGTAATTTCACATTGAGTTAGAAACAGTTGATAGGTGAGTTCCACATCCTGTATGTTGTACTCCTCAAGAACCTCTACAGGGATGTCTGGTGTATCCATACCTATGGACCAATATTCAGCAACCTTATCTTGTTTTGGTGACAGACCATATGAAGCCAGCGTTTCATCCAACGATACCATGACAGCCTCTTGACCGGTAACAATGAATTCTGCAAGAGAGCAATCAAACACATCAACGTCATCAGGTAGAGTAATCCCCAGCCGTGTAAGCCAATGAATGTCAAACTTAATGTTAAAGCCAACAAGAAGATTAGCCTTGGAAATACAACCGCGAAGGTAACTGATGAAATCTGGTTCATTGTAATAGTGGAAGGAAGTAGGTTCATTATTTACCTTAACTGCATAGCTTACAGCAAAGTTCTCAGGGGTAAATGGATGTCCGCGATTTGCTGTAGTAGTCTCCACATCAAATGTAACCGTGGTCAATAAACCACCTGCCCTTCTTTATTTTCTATTGCTCGCATAACAGCATCTGAAAGAAGCACTGGAGTATAGTTGTTCATATCTACGCCAACATCGTGTTGCATCCATTTAGATGAGCAATTTCCTGGAGTACTATGCCAGTGACCATGAAGATTAACATATCCCCTTTCCCATGAAGCTAATGGGAAGTGACACAGTACAAGTTTTTCACCATCCACTTTTAGTCTAAAGTAATCATGGCTATCAACAAACCACTTATTCCAGTCCCTATTGAATAGTTTGTCTGTCCTACCATTCCTATCATGGTTCCCAACAATGAGGTGTTTAATCCCATTAAGTCTGTTTAGAACATCTTCAGTTTGTTGATAGGTTCCAAAACTAAAATCTCCAAGAAACCACAAGTGATCCTTATCATTAACAACTGAATTCCAGTTTTTGATAAGCTCTTCATTCATATGTTCAATAGAACCATATGGCCTATTGCAGAACTTGATTACACTTTCATGATAAAAATGAGTATCAGAAGTAAAGAATGTTTTACTCATTTATAAGTCACTACATCTTCATAACGTGCCACAGGAGCATTAATTAAACACTCAAAATGCCCATGCTTAAGTTCAGGGATGGAGTCTGTATCTCCGAACAGCTTATTCTTGCTTATGTTTAGATACCGTACTTTTTGAAGGCTGTCATCATGGACTTTTCCAATCCCAAGAATCCAATCTGCTTCAGCTTGTTTGGCTGTCTTAGCATTGGCAACATGCTCCATAGTGAGGTAACGCACTCCTTCTGCTGTTCCGTCAGCTTGGCATACTCCAATGGCAGCGTGATTTCCTTTAGCCAGTTCTCTAGCCCACTGATAGATGGAGCCGAGTCGAAGGTCCTCTCGGTCAGCAGAGAATCCCTTGATCTTGTCAATTTGGTCATATATGACGATTGTTGGCTGAACTCTCGATACAACTCTCTCTACTTCTCTTCTCGAGACTGTAGCAGAGTCATATAGCTGGAATCGGTCTCCAACCTGATCTTCAAATGATGTTCTGAATCGTTTGACATTAGCTAGTAGCACATCCATAGGCACACCAAAATAGGCCTGATAGATGCGAATCATTACCTTGTTACCTTGTTCCTCGTTGTTGAACCAGACTATACGCTCCGAAGGGCGACCAAGGAAGCCTGTACTCTCAGAAGCGAGGAAAGTAGTCTTGCCTGTTTCCGGTCTAGCAAAGATGAAGCCAAAATCTCCCTTACGTAGACTTCCAAGACTTTTGTTAAGACAATTAAGACGCCAACGAGCACCTGTGTCCTGATATGTCTCATGAATGAGCTGTTCCAAATCAGAAGTTACCTGCCTTACTTCCGAGTTTTGTTGATGATCGACCGTGTTTTGTAGGAAGGACATTGCGTCATCTTGCCATCCTTCCTTAACCTCCAGACCCTGGCTCACCTTGAATAGGGTCTCAGAGAGGTTTAAAGCCTCCTTGCGGCGCTTAATAGACTTAAGTAGTACCTCTGCCGCATCCCCACCAATTTCTTCTCCCCTGAGGCGTTTAAACAGGTCTGAATATGACTCCTTATCGGAGTCGGGATACTTGGTGAAGAAGAAGGCCTGCAACTCATCGAGGCTTACGTCACGGTCAACAGAGTTGTGTAGTTCCTTAAGGGTTTCATAGAGGTAGAACAGTTCCCTATAAGAATCTTTAATATATTTAACATCTACATATTCAAAATACTTTAGGAAATATTCTTTACTTAGAAGAACCTTAAGGTAGGAAAGCTCTGGTATATAAATAATCTAATACTCCTTATATACATATACATATTATATATGTATTGTATATTTAGTCTATCACACTTCTGTAAGTGTGTCAAGCTCTTTGTGTTCTTCTTTGCTTGGATTGCTCATTGGAAAGCATCCTATGAACCTATCTTCTTTTCTTACCACAGAATAATTGTAGCAGAGTTCAAAGATGTTGTCAAGTGCTTTCTTTGTCACACCCTCTTTATCCAGTTTGTGAGCATACCAACCACATGTCAGGGAAAACATCAATAGACCTGCCACTAGTAGCACACTAGACAGTCTCATCTGAACTCCTCTGGAACCTCCACCACGTCGCCCAGCTTGCCGATTACGTAGCAGCGCATGGCGGCAATCAGGCAGGTTGGTCCTGTAATGTAGTTACCATCCCCCCTCCAATTGTAGCACTCCCATTCTATGGTGTTGTTATTGACATCTCGCCGTGCATCCGGCGCAAGTCCCTCCCGCTCAATGATAGGTCCACCCTGTGCCCAGTCGGTCGAGGGTGCATAGCGGTTGTAGTCGTCCGTGAATTGCGACATGTTGAAGCGCACAACGCCATCTGAGATGCGGATTGGCTCATCCTCACACCGCGCCACCAACCAGTCCAGTTGCAGCTGGGTGGCTTCAGATACTTTTAATTGTTTCATTAATTTCCTTAACATGGAGACACTTTGGGTCCTTTTTGGTATGTACAACGATTACAGGCCTGTTTGTCAGCATCTGTATCCTTAATGCTTTCTTTTGCACATAACCTCTCTGATCCTCGTCCAACCACAGAACAATAGGTCTAGTAGTACCGTCACGAAGGGCATAGATGTGGGCCTTATGAAGCTCTGTTCCAAACAAGGCCATACATTCTGCTACCTGAGCTACCTTATGGCAACTCACCACATCTTCCACTAAAACAGTGCAGCACCCCTCTAATGGCTGTCCCACGGTGGGTAGGGCCATTGGTCGCAGAAGTTCAGCGTGGGAATGACAGTCACCCCATACATACCACTTCCTACCTTCTTTGTCTGGCTCAACAAGCCTTCCAATGGAGAAGGCAGGATTACTTGGATTCCCAACTTTGATGACCACTCTGCCAAAGGCACTAGAATAGCCGACGTATGGTTTCCAATAGGAGTAGGGGAGTCCCCACTGGAGAAGCCATTTCCATCCGGCTGGTTCCACTTCACTGGTGTAGTCGTAAGGTAAGACTTTAGTGTCATAGATTTCCTTCTTTATAAGGGCTCTAAACCCCACAGGATTTACATGGTAGCCACACGAGAAGCAGTGGCTTCCGTTATCTGGGTAGGATACAAGATTGTCTCCACGACTGTCTTTTCCTCGTTCCCTACACCTTGGGCATGGGCCATAGGTTATGCGCATTAAGTTCCTTAAACACTATTTTGCGTCTTTCGAACGATAGCGCCAACAGCTTCTTGGCCTTTGTCGGCCACTGGAATAGGTATCCTCTGCCGACCCAGGTTGTTGCACATCAGGGCCTCGATTGCACGGGCGATCTTCCAGCGAGCGTATGGCTCGGTCAGGCTAATGTGGATGGTTGCCTCTTCAATGCATTGGTCGGTTAGCATTCATCGCTCCCAGGTTGCCTGATACCATGAAGGCACTCTGCAAAGCGCACCCCAGCCTTAAATGTCTCATAGCTCCCATAGTCGGTGTCTTGGAATGCACTAATGACTTGCCTAGTGGTCAGTGGTGCCTGCACCGCCTTCGCTGGCACAGGTGCTGCTGGATGGGGTGCAGAGAGTGCGGCTCTTAAGGCTTCAATTGCTCTGCACGTGTCTTGCTTGACTGCAAACGGCCACTTCTCTGGCGCATCCACTTCTTCCAGCGCCTCAAGCGCCTGCTTCGCGGCTTGCTTCAGTGCGTCGCTCATTCTGTGTTCTCCAGTTCTGTGTGCATTGGTAGTTCAAACACAATTAAAGTATTTCTAGGATATTCTCCATGCCCAGGAACACTATTAACTGCTTTCTTACTCTTAAACAAAATAGGCCCTTCCCATTGTTTTTCAAATGCTTCGAGCAAGTCATCTTGTCCGTGCCCAAAGGTTAACATATAAGTGTTAGTAGCATCTAGAGAAAGGTCTTTTCTTAGACAATAAACACGTGGTCTTGACCATTCGTTAGGCCTAATTGGGCTGGAGGTCATAACGTCACTAGTACCGAGTGCAACAAACATTAAAACTTATACCTCGCAGCAATGGTGAGTGGGCCATTCCTTGTTTTAATAACATTAATGGCTACCTTACCATTATCAGAGTCTTCCACAAACTTACCGGCAGCAATTTTAATACCACCAGTACGGACAAGAGAAGTGCGCACACTCTTTAGGAGCAAGTTAACAGCTTTAACACCACAGCTATGGCAAACCCAATCCCTGTCGTTAGCCATTTTAAATTTTTTTATTCCACCACTATAGTAGCCATAGTTGGGATCACTCATCAACACATTGGTCTTCACAGCCATTTTCGTCCTCCTCAATAGAATATTCAAACTTACTAAGGTCTTCACGCCCAATGGTTGGGATGTTAGTGCCATCAAGACATTTCATACAGGTGTCAAGAAACTCATGGGTTTCTGCATGACGTAGAGTAGATTCATAGTCATTCAGATTTCGGTCACAGCACGAACAGCGCATTACATATTCTCCTGTGCAGCTTTCCAAATTCTAAGAGCGTCCCCATATCCAGGACACTCTTCACAAGAACCTTCCCAAAACCCATTAGAGCAGTAGGCTTCCCACCATTGTTCAAAGTTCATAGGTTTTTTCTTCATGTCCCCAGGATATTTCTGAACCAGATAGTTTTCCAAGGTGCAAATCTGAATGCTAATGATGGGTCGTATAATCCAAAGGATAGAAGCAACACTGTAGCATCAATCCAATTAATACTAGCAAACAGAAATAGGTACAGGTATTTATTTATATCACATACTCCTTAATAGCATTAATGTAATTGCCCAGCGTAGTGCCCATCAGGCCCGGTCTTGAGTTGACCTCAAGCACATAGCACTGGTTACGCTTCTCGTTGTAAATAATATCTACCGCTCCATAGCTGTATCGGCAAGCTTCCACTGCCTTGACAGCCAACGCTTCAATATTTTCAGGCAATACAATAGCATCCCGAGTATAAACATAACCATTACTAAGGTTACTAACACGAGTGTTCCTATCTTCCTCGAAACCCCGCTTTTTTTTCTTCTGTTGCCTATCAATTACTTTTCCCTCGAAGACGTGGATTCGATACTCGGCTTTCTTGGGGATGTACTCAGTGTAGAGTGGAGCCCTTGGATAGTTTTCCGTATCAGTGTCAAACTCAACAATACCTCGTCCGCCTGTGCTGGAGATAAGAGTCCTTGCAAATAGAGTTTTGACGCCGAGTTCCTTAGCTCCGTCACTTGTTGTAGTGTACTTAGGGCAAGAGACTCCGGCTTGATTGAATGCATGGAATTGCTCCACCTTGTTGAGAGTTTTCTGAGTAACAAAGAATACATAGCGGCCATTAAGCCATAGCTGCATTCCGCGCTCGTTATCGACTCGAAGGGCCTTAATGCCCTTAACTGATAGTCCTGCTTGCAAGGCTTTGGCAAAGCCAGAGCCTACAGGATTAACAGCAATGAAAAGCTTATTGCGCATAAGAGTTCTCCGGTAATATACACACTACTTCAATATCTTTCATGATGAAACAGGTGAGGGTTCCATGATTTATAGTCTTGCGGCACAGGTGGTTGATGTAGCCTTGGAAGAAGCTGCTAGTATAGTGCATGACACGGGACTCGCTCTCTCCTTGAATAGTCCACACAACCAACTCACCATTTAGATAATCGTCAGAGCAGATAGTTCCAAAGATGTAATATTGGTCATCAGAGGCATCCATCTCCCTAATCTTTACATAGTCAATACCTTCAATAGTATATTTGGTATTTCGATTAGCAGGGTCTAGATAGAAAGATTCCAAATACTTGACAATTTCCTCAGTACGGCTAGCACCCAAGCCATGTTGTAGATAGTTAATAGCATCAAAAATTGCAATGCGATCATGCTTATTACTACGGGGGTGGTTAATAACCGTAGTACTCGGCAAAAGCTTCACATTCCCCGTGTAAACCTCCTCGCCAGTTGCCCGAGTAGCCTGGAATGGAAAAACCTGTCGGAACTTACCATCAACAGTTTCATACTCCTCCTTAAACTCATCTTCACTAAAGTTATAGGAACATAGCTGCCCATCCATAATCATGTAGGGCTCTCGTTTGAGCTCCACACTATTTCGTTCAGCAGCAGCCATGAGTAGGTATTTCTCAGAGGCAAAGGCAATACCCCCATTCTTCAAGTAACCAATGTACAGAGGCCGCTCTTCATTCCTAATAACATTAATGGTCTCCTTCTCAACATCATACCAGATGAAAGCATAAGCAGCATTAATGCTTTGCAAAGCTTTCTCAATAGACTCAGACTCAAGGATAACATGAGCACATGCCTCAGTGTCCACCTCCACATCCTTATGGTGCTTATGGCTACCACGATAAGTGCCATTCTGCATCAGGATAATTTTGTCATCAACAACAAACGGATGAGCATTCTTGTCAGCACCCTTGTCACCACGGGTGGCAGCACGGTTATGACCAAAGGCCCATTTACCTTTGCTAGTCAAAACAGTTTCAGTATCACCCCATTCCTTAGTGCCCATAAAGTTCCAGGAAGGCATTGCAGCCTTGTGTACATGCACATTGTTCAGGTTGGTGCCATACATGACGCCAGTGGCATCTGTGCCCCGCATAGCGTCCATGTAGAGCATATCACGAAACATCTTAGTCTCTGGATAGTCAAAGCCATTTTTAGCTCCAGTAATAAGACCGACGAGGCCACACATTAGACAATTCTCTCATCTTGGTTAGTTAACCATGCATCAAGTCGTCCCACAGTTATTTCATTCTGCTCATTTAGTATTTCATCCCTAATCCACCGAGTTTGGTTGTCTATAATTGGAGGTTGATACGGCCACCTCGTCGTCGGTATGAGTCGCCCAGCCTCTATAACAGCATCCATGGTGGCGGCAGTGCCGAGCCAAATATGAGTCTTATTTACAACCTTATCGCCACAAGCATACTTGGCAGTTAGTACACCATCTTCCATATCTTGCTCATGAGTTGGCAGAGACAACAAGACATACGACCACTCACCAAACACACGGAACACAGCCTCCTTATAGGCGCTGGTAGTGTTCAGAGACAGGAAATACTTGGAAGCCTCCTCGAAGGACTCTCGCTTAGCAAAAGCAAACAAGCATCCAATGATGTTGCACCACAACATAATCCTATTAAGGTCACAGGTGCCACCCATGTGGCGAAACTCTATAGTGGTTTGAGAGAAGATAGGTAGCAAATTCAATGCTGTGTACTTCTCCCAGCTTTTCCACTTACCAGCAACGTCTGAGCCCTTACGATCTATTAGGTTCTGAGTTAGCTGGGTGTCATACAGAGGGACACAAAAGATGTTCTTGTCTCGTTCCCCTCCAATGAAACTGAATAGGCTACGCTCAAACACCTGGTAGACAAGTATCAGAGTCTTCACCTGCTCCCATTCCATATCGCCCACATTGGCATGAACATGGACAGAGCAACGCTCGGAGTAGTTATCCTCATTAAACTGGTTCTTCCTGAAGAACTGATTGAGCACATATTGCAACTCACGTAGCTTCATGGGCTTAGTGACATACTCTCCGCCGTTGTTACGCAGGCTTCCATCCTCATGGAACACAGTTCCTGCTACGCAGAAGTCTCCCTTAGACACCTCAGGATTTAGGTTCTCAATCTCCAATTCCACACCATACATGAGGTCTGGGTCAGCACCAATAACAGGCTCTACAAGGAGCTTCTTCAAGACATATGGAGTTGGAATATTTAGACCAATATCTTTAGCAATAGTCATGCAACCTCCACGGTAAAGGGAAGCCCATTACGTTTGACACAATCTGAAACCTCTTGTACATATAAGTTTGTCTTTAGCTTAATGACACTAGTCTTTTGGTCAATAGTACCAATGACAGTGTTATAGAAATAGAAATGATTGTTATTATAGGCAAAGTGTTTACTCAATGCCCAAGCCATCATAGTTGGAGAATATTTCTCCGAGTAGGTATAAATGTCTGCTATTGTTTCCAAGTTGACACTAATGGTACTCCCATTTACTCCAATTATGAAAGTATTGCCCGGGGAAATGCCTCGCTGATATTGCCTAGCAGGCCTACGACACACAAACAGAGGGCCTTTGGAGCTATTGAACCAGCCCAAAGGAACCTGAGTAAACTCGAATGTTACACCATTATCATGGATAGCGGTGTAGGTATTTCCATTAGTATCTTGGAATTCCACCTGCCTATCGGTGACTTCGGTAATCCAAACGAACATCTTGTCCCCACTATCTTTGATGAAAGAGCCAATGGTGCCCTGGTAGCGCTGCCTGAAGTCTCGAATAGAGCCTCTAGAACAAGTATCTCTCATTACGCAGGCATCCCAATGTTGTAGGTGCCTATGAGTTCCATAGCAAGGGCCTTGTTATTCCTATTAATGGCCTCGGTAATTGGCTTTTGGAGACTGTCAATATCAAAGTCTGTTGACAATGCTTCCATTGCTTTTGTAGTGTTGTCCCAAACCCAATTACGAAGCGACTTATCGAAAATCCAGAAGTTGCTAAGGGTACGATACTCAATCCCATAGGGCTTGGTGCGGAAAGCCCCGGCCTTGCCATAGAGTTGCTTACGCAGTTGGCCCTCGTCTATAATGATCGACCCTACTCCGAGGTGCAAGTCCATGAGCTTAAGTAGTCGCATAGCCTCCGTACCACTCTTGAATTGATAGCCCACATGGACATGGCCACCACAGCTACGCAGGGTGGCTTCTACAGCCTTCGGGCGAGGATTCTGCTTACCAGTCCACACATTGAAATCGGGATCACAGCCAAATTCCAAAGCACGTGGATCAGCCAGTTCTTCAGGGTTGAACAGGCCTGCGGACAAAGTGGAGAAATGGAAACCATACTTCTCTCGCACATGGTTTTCCAAGAATTCCACAGTGGAAGCAATGGAATTATCCCATGCTTCACGGGAACTAGCAGCAGGAGTATTAAACTCAACAGCCACATTGTCTTCCTGCACGGCATAGCCATCCCCCAAGGGGAGTGGAATCGGCATCTCCTTTGATCCGCCAATTCGGCCAATGGAGCTACGCAACACACCGGCGGCGTCAGCCAGAAAAATCTCAGGATCACATCCGAGTTTAAACTTGCTCATGGTTAATCTCCTTAATGATGAGCATAAGGTTGGGTTTTGCGTCAGGGTAGTTGCCATTCTGTGCAAAGCTCTTAGCCCTCCAGAAATCAGGCATCCTGTCCATCAGTTCAATACCATATTTAAATATCTCCTCCTTCTGAAATTGATCAGCAGTAACAATGAAGAAAGCCAGCTTGTGATTCTTAAGTATTTTTGTAAGACCCTCAGTGTACCGAGGAGTTTTCCACCCTGAAGCCAAATGAACGGAGCAGTATGAAGTTTCCTTAGGGTTCTTCAAACCATTGTAGTAGGCGTAGTAATCACGTTCTGCTTCTTGAGGGAACGGATATGTGTTCTCCGTAACATCATCCCCAAACTCATTGTACTCTACTTCATACCCCTTCAGCAACTCCTTAATGTAAATAAAGTCACCATCGAAGCCTTTCAGCTTAGTGTGTCTATTCCACTCATCATCCTCAGGAAGTTCCTCATCTTCGGGGCCTATGTACACAGTAATGCCTGTGGAAACACGCTTCCAATCTGCTAGGTTTGTGGTGGACCATGCCCCACAACAGTTGGAAATGTACCCTTGAGAATACATGCTGTCTACATGGGCAATACAACCCGAATTATCAGGATAGTCAACCATACAAGCAAGTTTATTCATGGACATACTCCTTCAAAGTTTCTTTGATCCACAAGTTTGCGTTAGTATTTTCATACATCATCTCAGGGTGCCACTGTACACCAAGACCATTAATGGTGGGATAGTATACCGCCTCTGGCTCATTAGGCACCTTAATATCATTATCCACATCCAGGAAATGCTTGCTAAGAGGTTCACTGACAGCTAATATCTGGTGTTCCACATCCCAAGGTGCTTGCATTTGATGGTGCAGGCTGTTCACCCGAAACTTACCCTTGTTAGTGTACACCATGTGGCCTGAGCCAGCATGGTTGGTTACATCCTGAATGAGATAGCCCCCTGAGGCAGCACAGAGCATCTGAGCACCTCGGCAAATGCCAAAGATAAAGATTTTCTGCTTGATAGCCTCCTGAATGAGAGCCCACTCTGCTTTATCCCGATAGCTTGGTACCTCATCGGCATAGGTTCGTCGTGATCGGCCTTTGTTGTATAGCGATGGGCTAATGTCTTCCCCGCCATGGATGATGAGGATACCGGGGCCTTGTAAATCGCTAGGCTCACGAGCCACTACTTGTCCCGCATTAGGGAAGAAAATGTCAAGTGGGTGGAAACTATCGTACATGCCAGAATACAAATTCATCGGGGCAACACTCCTCGTTCATTGATGTTGTAGTTGGCCAGGGGGCCGGGAACACACTTAATTCCATTAGTAACTTCCACAGGGCAGAAAATATTTCCTGGCCATGTGGTGGCAGCCTCATTCATTGCTAGGTCACGACGTTGGGCTGTATCAAACCACACGGCGGCAGGGGCTTTTCTTGCATCAGAGTGGTCAGAATGAACAGCCCAACCAGCATTGTTACTCAGAAAGAATTCCCGGCGATTTCCACGCTCAGGGAGAAGAACAAATCCAAACCTATTCATGAATAGCTCCGTTTGATTTGATTGGGGGAAACAAGAAACTCTTTGTTATCGTCCAGCTTAATGGCAATAAATCGCGGCATCTTCCCTTCCCATGATATGTCATTAACAGATTGTCCAATAGTTGTGATGATGCCCTTGTTAGCAGTGCCTCGCACCTTAATGCGATCCCCTGCCTTAAAGGTACATCGTTTCAGGGCATCCTCAAACAGCTTAATATTTGGGGACGAAGTTTGGGGCTGTTTCTTTGATACGATTTTGTATGAGATCATTAGCCTTAACCCATTCAACTTCCTCAGCCGTTAGAACTCGGTAGGTTTTCTCATCATCCCATTTCTTCTGTCCAGATACATTGTTGGACAGGTATATGGATTGCAGATAGAGATACTTAGGCAAGCCTGTGTAATTGTCATAGGACAACACCCCAGAATCCTGCTCAATATCCAGTACAAGGATGACACAGGCATACTGTGCATTAACTAGGCTTGGTGCTGAGGCCCAGGTAATGAACTGCCCCTTGTGGAACTTTGCTTCAGTTTCCAGGAAAGCCTTATATAAAAAGGCACTGGCAAAAGGAGCCAGCTTGTTTATGTTGTGGCCTTGCCAAGAACGAACCGGCTCAGGGGCAGGTTTCACCTTCCAGATAGAGTGGGAAAACATTAATGTCCTTAAAGGAAGTTACGCAGAGTGTAGTTATATTCATAGGTATGAACATCCTCACCACATAACATGTGCAACTCCGCCAACTTACCAGGCAGAGCACGCTTGTTAACAGTGTGAGCCATGCTGGCGCTGGCAATGGTGCGGCCAATGTCCTTAACAAATTGATCATTCTTGCTGCACATAGCCACCTGCACATTGCAGGCCATAGCATCTTCCATGTTGGGAGACACACGCACAGTGACAGCACGCAGCTTACGGCCATGCAACACACCAGGCTGGTTTGGGTTAATGTGAATAAAGAAGGGTTTGAAAGTCATATGGCCTTACAGAGTTTGGTAGTGGGAGACAGTATTAAGGCCATTAACAAGGCTCCTCACCACGTTATTTGGCAGGCGTTGGCCAGCGATGAAGCGGCAGATGATCGACCCATTTTGTGACCTGCCCACCTGGATGCGTGTGTGCATCCCGTAGCCAGAACCACTGAAGCAGTCGTACATACCATTAATGTGCTTAATGACTTGCATATTAGCCCTTGCGTGAGCGAAGACCAAGAGCAGCCCAATTTCCACCAGTGAAAGCAGGCCAGCCTTCCTTGGGGGGAATGGCAATGTAAATCTTGGCACGACCGGAGGTGGTACGGGAGGGGCGGCTTTTACTGGCAGCCTGCGAAATACGACGAGAAGTTGTAGACATATATCCTTATTATTTGCGCTGTGAATTGGGGACGCGGGTAACTTGGTTACAGATGGTGCAGCGAACATCTGTACTTTGCTGATCCCCTTTCTCAGTTTTGTTAGCCACCCGCATACCAATACCGTATGTAGTATCCTGATACTGTGCGGCAGGAGTAGTTGATGGACACTTACACTTGATGACGACTGACATATAAATCCTTAGATGAAGAAGATGACAATAGCAAATAATATGAACAGAACTTGAAGCAGTCCCTTTTCAAGAAGGCTTAGCAGCCACATTGGAAATCAATGGTAGGTAGGGGCTCCTCTTGAGTAACAACGCTCTGTTCTCTACAGCGCAATTTTTCTGCGCGGCTGTACAAATCCTCCCATTCACAGGGAGAAATACCTTGGGTTCCATGCTTGCTGCTCATACGAGCCTTAAGCTCATTAAGCAGGGCAATGGTGGAGATGTTGTCAATAGGCATTGTCCTCTTTCTTTTGAATATCAAGGCACATGCCTTTAGGTGTCCAATAGTAGCTCAGTATCTCATAATGGAACACACCATCTGTAATGATTAGTTCCTTATTGACACGAGCTTCCATTTCAATACCGACAGAGGCATTGTACTGCCCAACATCAGTGATAAATTCAATAGGTTTCATTAATGTCCTTAACAGTAATTTTCACACTTCTACCTCTTTCCAATCGCATAACCACTTGACAAATCCAGGCGTTTTCTCAGGCTGGTCATGCTTGGCCACCACGTAATAGCTATTACCGTGTTTCCGTAGATACAGACGATATTTCAACACCCCAAAATTTATTCGATAGCATTCTTGACCCCTATTAAAGATAATGTTAGTAGTGGCGTCAGACCACCGTCCATCCTCTTCACAGTATATCTGAATCTTCTGGCCATCTGCAACAGCTTGCAGCAATGGGGCAATCCAGCTTGCATCAGAGAGTTTCATTCCTTTCCCCTTTCTTGCCTTTCTGAGCACCTTAAGCTTCTTAAGAAGTTCACGGACAACAGCATCCAACCCAGCTATTTCATCTGCCGAAGCACGTTGCAGGGCAAGGATAGGCTGTTGCTGTATGAGGGCTTCACGGATGTTCATTATTCCCCATCAATTGGTTCCTCAAATGTAACTCGAACGTATGATCGACCGTCTTTAGAAACATTCAGCCACACCATCATGCGGTAGAGCTTTCCTCCTACCAAAGCAGGTCCAAGATATTGCTGTTCTGATTGGTTGAATGGGAATGCCCTGCCATGATTGTCAGCAGCAGGGATGTTAACGCCATTAATAATTTTCAGCCTCCTCACGTGTAAGAAAGAAGTGTATGCCTGGGGCACACTCGATCCAGCGGTTCTTTTCAAAGGGCTTAGTGGGCCTCACAATATCACCTACTTTATATGTAAACGAAGAGTCATGCTTTGAATGTCCAATGAATACCCCGCATGGAAGTTCTAAAACTTTAGCATACTCTGCGCGACACCTCCTGCCCGTTGCAGAACATCTGGCGGCATTCTTTGGGACTAAAAGAGTAGCCACCCCTTCCTTTAGTTTCTTGTAAACAGTTAACTCACCTTCAGGAGTGATTACTGTGTGAGGAATAGATGGAATATTAAGGGCCTCGCTAAGGTCAGCCCAGCTAAGGATGGCCCCTCTAAGATTGGCCTCGCTAAGGTTGGCCTCGCTAAGGTTGGCCTCGCTAAGGTTGGCCCCGCTAAGGTCAGCCCAGCTAAGGATGGCCCCTCTAAGATTGGCCTCGCTAAGGTTGGCCTCGCTAAGGTTGGCCCCGCTAAGGTAGGCCCCGCTAAGGTTGGCCTTGCTAAGGTTGGCCTCGCTAAGGTAGGCCTTGCTAAGGTAGGCCCCGCTAAGGTAGGCCTTGCTAAGGTTGGCCTCGCTAAGGTAGGCCTTGCTAAGGTAGGCCCCGCTAAGGTCAGCCCCTCTAAGGTCAGCCCCGCTAAGGTTGGCCCCGCTAAGGTAGGCCTTGCTAAGGTAGGCCCCGCTAAGGTAGGCCTTGCTAAGGTCAGCCCCTCTAAGGTCAGCCCCGCTAAGGTCAGCCCCGCTAAGGTTTTCACCACTTACTGTAAACAGGACTCGTCCTGTATCTCTGTGTAGTATATTCATGACATTCCTAAATTATTTACGAACCATGACGCCCTTGGAACCATGAACAACGGTGGATGGAACAGTCTTAGTGCCAAGCTTGGTGTGGATGACCCTATCCACCACAGCACGGGACACCCAAGAGGCTTTGCTTCCACGTTGGTTAATGTCCTTAACGGTGGCATCGACGAAAGCCAGGGCGAAAGCGGTGTTGACTTGCATGGGGTTCTCCTTAAGATTACATGAAGGATGCCGGTGGCATGGGCTTGTTGATCTTCGTCCCTTGTGGACTAGACCTTTTCAGGCGGGTCACCACCAGCACAGCATCAGTGAGCCTTGCAGCTCCTATTTCTCGACCGGGCTCACCACAGCCTACCCTTACACGGGTTGGAAGCACAGTGCGAGCACCGGTGACAGGCATGGCAGGACAACGGAAAGTTTTTACAGCACCCATGATAGATACCTATATAAAAAGTTTAGGGTTAGTCTGCTTCTCTAGCCACGGTTAGGCAAGAGTGTTGACGAATTCAACCACCTTGTTATAGGTCGCCAGATCAGATTCTGCGATGCCTGTTTCTGCCCTTGCCTCCAAAAATTTGCCCAGCTTCACAAGGAAACTGTCAGGAGTGCGTCCTGCCTCTGATTTAACAAACAGCAAGGCCACGGCATACAGTGAGTCAACCGACAGGCCAGCCACAGCGCCATCCTTGATGCGATAGTGATGTGCCACCGCTTCCACATCCATTCCAGCCGTAATGGCGGCGGCGATCTTGGTCATGTGTGACAGGCGCACAGTGGCTGTGCCCATAATTCGCTTGAAGTCCTTTTCATCCATACGCGGAGTCTGTTGCTCTCCAGACTTAAAGGCCTTGGTCTTGTCCGACTTCCACTGACGCCAAGCCTTGATGGCCGCTTCACGCTGTTCGATGTTCATGGTAAACAGCTCATGCGCCAGCGTCGTCCATGCGCTGGCTTGCGTCATGCACAGGGCGATGGCAGTTTGTGCCCATACCATGCCAGAAATATTGTCGGTGTTGCCAGTGCGCAGGGCAACAGCTTTGGCCATGGGGGCTGCACCGCTTCCAGCGATGTTAGCCATGGGATGGGTCTTTGCGGGAGTAGCTACTTTCATGATGTTTCCTTAAGCGGCTTAATGCTGCGTTATTTGGGCAAAAGCGCCCTTAATAGATTCATCAAACCCATTAAGCGCGCTGCTGCGCAGGTAAGGTAATCCCTACCCTAGCACCGACCCGTCCCGGGCAGGTGATAAATTCTGGCCGTTGGCAGCCCATACCAATAGGGCCACCCGCACCAGAACACTTTAGCCACCCCCTATGCCAATGTAGAAGCCACCCATAGAGCGCGGCTGTGTGGAATCGAACCACTAAGAGTGGGCCGTGCTGCGTTCGTTGGTCTTCGCACGGCGTGTAAGTTGTTAAAGCGCCCCAAGGGGCGGCCATCGGACATACGTCCTGCTGGCGAGCGGGCTATTTCTAACCTTGGTGCCACTGTAGCACAACTAAATAGTTGAGTCAAACAATGGGCTTTTACCTACAGCGGGAGAACATCCCCCTATGAAAACCCAGGGGCCCAGGAACCCACCACCACGCGGCTAGCTTCTCACCTGGCCTCGATCTTCAATGCCTCTACTATGCTCCCCCTACCTTACACCAACCTGACAAATAAGAGAAGAATAGTAACAATGTGTGTAGGCAAAGGCGATGAGAATTGTTATCAGGTAGGGCTTCCAAGTCCTTGGTGCTACTTGTATATGATAAAACACTATTCAGGCCCACCCATCCTAGGTGCCTGTGGATAACTTTCATATGCCTACAATTTCATAGGGCAGAGTGTGGTTTTATTAGAGGGGGTGGGGGGGAAAACTTGGTGGCAGCCATAATGTGGTAATGCACTTTATATCGCTGCTATAATTTTCTACATTAGGGGTGGGTTGGATAAAAGGCTCTAGAAGGTGCCTCAATAGGTGTTTGGCTACATGGGTACCAGGTAGGACCTATTAGGAGCTTCTGGTGGTGTTTAAACGCGTTCTAGGGCTATTACCGGGTCGCAGCAGAGTAGCATGAGCTGCTCCCATAGTTATGTGTAGTTAAAGAAAGAAAAGAAGAAAGAAAGAAAAGGTTGATAAAAGAAATAAAGAATAAAAGAAAGAAATATAAATAATATATAATATTATTTAGGGTATCATACTTTTATGTTTTTGTCAATAGCTTTTTAATCTTTCTGTTAAATATATTTTTACTCTATCAGAAAGAAAACACTTGACTTTTATAAATTTCTATGATATAATAGAGTTATAGGAAGCTTATGCTTCCCTTTAGTTTATTCCTGTTAGAAAGGACTCTATGGATATTTCTGATAAAAAGCTCTCTATTCAGCGTGCTAGAAAGCACGTTCATAAGCCTGGTTATAAATTTCCTGTTGAAAAACGCATTGAATGTGTTACCAAATATCTAGCTCTAGGAAACCTCAGACTTGTGTCTGAGCTTACAGGAGTGTCTTATGGTCTGATAAGAGAGTGGCGTACCGCCCCTTGGTGGTATGAACTGGAAGCAGAAATCAAAGCCTCTCGTATCCTACAGGTGGATAATAAGTTATCTAAGATTGTAGATACCTCCCTGTCCATGGTACAAGATAGACTAGAGTTTGGAGACTTCGTTTTTAACCAAAAGTCTGGAGAAGTGGTGAGAAAGCCTGTATCTTTGCGGGATGCTACCAGGACAGCTTCTGACCTAATGACACGACAGGTAGCTCTGCACAAAGAGTCTTCTGAAAATACAACCAGCATAGCGACAGCCTCTGTTGCCGACCAGCTTAAGCTACTCGCTGATGAGTTTGCTAAGTTCAATAAACGTAACACCGGCCCTGTTGAAGAGGCGGTAGTCCTATCGGACGGAGAACACGATGCCATTTATGAAGAACGGGAAGAGGGACTACAAGAGGGAAGTAGCACTCTATACCTCGAAGCCGGCTGTGAAGAAAAAGAGGGCCTTGCAGAACAAGGCGAGGGCTTTAATGGAGAAGAAGGGGCTGGTTCATAAGGGTGATGGTAAGGCTGTAGACCACATTACTCCTTTATCCAAGGGCGGCGCTCCTACAAGCCGCAGCAACCTACGGGTTGTTCCAGAACGACAAAATGACTCCTTCTCTCGGAACCGGGATGGTTCTTTGAAACGTAATGACGGGGCTACCCGAAAAAGGAAGTAACATGGGACTAGACATTACAGGATTTGGTGCTCTTTTTGACTTTGGTACCAAGGTTGTAGACAAGCTATTCCCTGATCCACAGAAAGCACAAGAAGCTAAAATTGAACTATTTAAACTTCAACAATCTGGTGAACTCGCTCAGCTCGCTGCTAACACGGATTTGGCTAAGGCTCAAATTGGAGTTAACGCAGTTGAGGCAGGAAATTCATCTACTTTCGTTAGCGGCTGGAGGCCTTTCGTTGGTTGGGTTGGTGGCGTTGGGCTGGCATATGCTGCAATTCTGGAGCCTATGGCTAAGTTTGTTGCAGCAGTAGGATTTCACTATACAGGAACCTTCCCTGTCCTAGATACCACCATTACCATGCAACTTTTGTTCGGGCTACTTGGTCTAGGCACCATGCGGTCCTATGATAAGAAGCAAGGCACAGCTAGTTGATAACCGCAGACACAGTACAAGGATTCGTAAGCAGCCTTCTTCAAAAGAACTTCGATGCTGCTGTAGAGAGTCCAGAATGTCATTACGAGTGGTGGAAACATTTCTGCGATAGACACCCTCTAGTAGCCATTGCAGCTCCTCGGGGACATGCAAAAAGTACAGCTCTCACTTTTGGATGGACCATGGCTCAACTCTGTTTCAGAGAACGTAGCTATGCCATCATTGTCTCCGACACTGTGGCCCAGGCTGTACAGTTTCTAGGAGACATGAAGAAGGAGTTCTCAGACAATGACCAACTACGCACCCTATTCAAGATTAAAGATTTCATCAAGGACTCCGAGGATGATGTAATTGTAGTCTGTGAAGATGGGCATATGTTCCGTATTCAGGCCAAGGGTTCTGAGCAGAAGGTTCGTGGTCTTAAATGGAATAACAAGCGTCCTGATCTCATTATCTGTGATGACCTTGAGAACGATGAAATTGTAATGAATAAGGATCGGCGTGCTAAGTTTAGGCGTTGGTTCATGGGCGCTCTCCTACCTTGTAGGTCTATCAATGGAATTGTACGTTATGTAGGAACCATTCTTCATAGTGATTCAATGCTGGAATCTGTGATGCCAAAGCCATACGAAAAGGGAACCATCACAGAGGAACTCAAGCAATGGACTACCAAGCGCAGAGCCTGGAAGAGTTATAAATATAGAGCCCACAACAGTGACTTCACAAAGATACTATGGGCCAATAGATTTGATAAAGCCTACTTTGTAGACCTAAGAAACGACTATATCTCTCAAGGTATCCCAGACGTTTACTCTATGGAATATCTAAACATCCCAATTGATGAGGGGATGAGTTTTTTCAAGAAGGTAGATTTCCTTCCTGATCCAAAGAACAGTGGTGCTTTACGCTATTACATTACTGCGGACTTAGCCATCTCGCAAGAGGAAACGGCTGACTTTTCCGCTTTCGTAGTGGCGGCTGTGGATGAGAACAAACTCATTTACATCAAGGATGTTATTAGGGAACGGTTGGATGGTAGAGAAATTGTAGACACCATCTTAGCTCTAGAACAACATTATAAGCCAGAAGCTTTTGGTATTGAAGAGATGCAAGTATCTAAGGCCATTGGTCCTTTCCTACGGGAAGAGATGCTAAGCTCCAACATCTTCCCGTCTATTGAAAAGCTAAAGCCTGCGGGTAAAGATAAGATAACAAGAGCCCGTGTAATGCAGGCTCGTATGCGTGCCCATGGTGTACGTTTTGATAAGGAAGCTGATTGGTATGCTACCTTTGAGGATGAATGTCTGACTTTCCCTCGTGGAAAGCATGATGACCAAGTGGATGCTTTTGCTTATCTTGGACTACTATTAGACCGAATGATTGAGGCCCCTACTAAACAAGAAATGGATGAAGATGAATATGAATTTGAACTCGAATCCTCAGGTGGTGCCAACTCAGGACGCAGTGCCATTACAGGATACTGAGTCTGCACAGGACATTAACTTTCTTCGAGTCAACTATGCAGACAAGCTTTCTGAAGATGAGCTTAACAAGATTGGTAACGACTGTAAGCAGGGCTTTGAGATTGACTTAGACAGTCGCAGTGATTGGGAAAGTGCTCTAGAGGATTGGGTTAAACTTGCTAACCAGCATAGAGAAACCAAAAGCTTCCCGTGGCCTAATGCCGCTAATGTTAAATACCCCCTGTTGACAACTGCCGCAATGCAGTTCAATGCTCGTGCCTATCCTAGTCTAGTCCCTTCTAATGGTAAAATTGTAAATGCTAAAATTATAGGCAAAGACCCAGATGGTTCTAAGTTTGCTAAGAGCCAGCGCATTGCCAAGTTCATGTCCTATCAACTTCTCGAAGAGATGGATGGCTGGGAAGAAGATATGGACAAGATGCTGTCCATGCTTCCAATTGTTGGCTGTGTATTCAAGAAGACATGGTATGATCGGAATGAGGATAAGATTTGTTCCAAGTTTATACTACCTAAAAACTTTGTAGTAAACTACTGGACTAAGACACTAGACAAGTCTGACAGAACCTCCGAAGTTATTGAAATGAGCAAGCGAGTCTTGCGAGAAAATATTTCGTTGGGGATTTTCAAGGATGTTGAACTCGGCGATCCAATTCCTCGTGAAGACAGTCAAGGCTATACTGCGAATGATGAAACAGTTCCTTATACACTTATTGAACAGCATACCTACCTATCCCTAAATGGAGATAAGGAAAATGATTACCCAGCTCCAGTTATTGTAACTTTTGAGTTAGAATCAGGTAAAGTTTTGTCTATCTACCGTAGACATACTGTTGAAGATGTGGTTTTAACCTCTGATGAGAAGTCAGTAGCTAAAATTAAACCTATTAATATGTATACCAAGTTTGGTTTTGTACCAAACCCTGATGGTAGCTTCTATGATATTGGTTTTGGTGTACTCTTAGGCCCTATTAATGAGGCTGTCAATAGTCTTATTAACCAAATGATTGATTCTGGTAGCCTAAATAATCTACAAAGCGGTTTTATTGGTAAGGCTCTGAAGATTAAGATGGGTGGAGCATCTTTTGTTCCTGGGGAATGGAAGCCAGTTAATGCTACTGGAGATGATTTACGAAAACAAATTATTCCTCTGCCAGCAAAAGAACCTAGTAGTGTACTTTTCCAACTTATGGGTAGTCTAATTACCTCTGGAAAGGAGCTTGCCAGCGTAGCTGAAATCTTTACTGGAAAGATGCCTGGGCAAAATACCCCAGCAACTACTACGATGGCTACAGTTGAGCAGGGAATGAAGGTCTTTACTGCGGTTTATAAGCGTATTTTCCGTAGTTTGGATGAGGAGTTCTTAAAGATATTTAATCTAAATAAACTATATCTTGACCCGAATAAATATGTAGAAGTTTTGGATGAGACAGTTGATCCAAGTGACTTTGATGGCTCAAAGTTTGATATTTTTCCAGGTGCTGATCCTAATGCAGTATCTAATCAAGAGAAGTTACAAAAAGCTATGGGCCTTGGAGAACTTCTCCAAGCCTTTGGACCTTTATTAAATCCAGTAGAGGTTGTTTCTCGTATCCTAGAAGCACAAGAACAGCCAAATTGGGAAAAACTATTAGCACCTCAGGTAGCTCAGACAGGTCAAGCCCCAGAACCAGCTCCCGATCCCAAACTTATGGCCATTCAACAGAAGGCCCAGCTAGACCAACAAAAAGCCCAGATGGACGCTGCTGCTAAGCAGCAAGACATGGAGCTAAAAGGTCGTGATGCTCAGGTACAAATGGCTATGAAAGCTCAAGACCATGCCCAGAAGATGCAGGAAGCTGAGCATAGTGCAACGGTTAAGGCCGCTTCTGATCTTGCTATGAACCATGTGTTCCTTGCAAGTGCAGTAGCAAAACAACAGCAAGACCTACAGCATAAGGCTGAAAGTCATGCACAGAAACTAGCGCAGTCTAAGGAGACTCAATCATCATCACACGCACAGAGTTCCAAGAGTGGAACGAAAACCAAGTAACTAGGTATTTCAAGAAGGAAGTACACCAACGAGTGGAAGATGTTAAGGAGGAACTTACATCTACAGACTCAGATGGACTTAAATATCGACAGGGATATGTTCAAGCACTACGAGACATTTTAGAAATTTCCTTTGAGGAGGAACTATGAGTGTTACTGTAACAGGATGTAGAATCCTAATTAAGCCACATAAGATTCAGGAACATGATAAGGTGTTTGCCTCTGCTCAACGAGCTGGCATTATCCTCACTGAAACATCTGAACGTAAAGAACAGATTAATGTGGATAAAGGCGTAGTATTACAGATTGGTCCTAAGTGTCATGAAGACTATTTAGGAAGTGTTAAAATAGGCAACACCATTGGTTTTGCTAAGTTTGGTGGTAAGTTTGTACAAGACCCACTTGATGACGAGGTTTACCTAGTAATCAATGATGAAGACATTATTTGTGTATTTGGAGATGTAAATGAGTGAAGAACTTAAGACAGAACAAGAGGTTTCTCAAGTATCAGAGATTGAACAAAAGGCCCTAGAGATGGGCTGGCGTCCTAAGGACGAATTTGATGGTGATGAGACAGAGTTTATTGATGCCAAAGAATTTGTCCGTAGACAGCCCCTGTTCGACAAGATTTCTCACCAAAGTCGTGAGATTAAAGAGGTTAGAAAGGCTCTAGAAGCTCTTAAAATCCACTATACCACTGTACGTGAATCAGAGTTTGAGCGAGCATTGTCAACTCTAAAGAAGGAGCGCAAAGACGCTCTATCAAATGGAGACGGTGATCGCTTTGACCAACTTGATGATGAAATCAAGGTTGTTGAAAAGCAAGTAGAATCTATCAAGGCAGTTAAGGATAGTCCAATTGTTCAAGAAGCTTCTGAACATCCAGAGTTCACTGCCTGGAAGAACCAGAATAGGTGGTATGAGTCCACAAGCTATATGCGTAAGTTTGCTGATGACTTTGGCACTGAACTAGCAGCTAGGGGTATTCCACCTGCCGATGTACTCAAGCAAGTCGCACAAGCTGTGAAGAAGGAATTTCCTAGCAAGTTTGTTAATTCAAATAAGGAAAATGCAGCTCCTGTTAATTCAGGAGCTTCTGGTGGTGGGCAACGTAGTGTAAGCATCGAAGGCTCTCTAACAGAACAAGAGCGTACCGTTATGGGTACGCTGGTCCGTAGTGGCACCCTTACCAAAGAAAAATACCTTGCTGCCCTTAAGGCCGTCAAGGAACGTAGTTAATAGGAGATAGGTATGAGTAGAACTCCACAAGCCGCAAGTGCGCGTCCAACCCGTGTCCCCTTGTCAGCCCGTAATCGGCTGTCCGTAAAGAACAAGGAAGAAGGATACGAATATCGAATTGTCAATGATGTTGAAGACCGTGTTGAACGGCTGATGGAAGCTGGGTATGAGATTGTACCTGCGGACAAAGCTGGCACCATTGGAGATAAACGAGTTGACAGTCCATCATCACTAGGCTCTGCTTCTTCTATTTCTGTTGGTAAGGGTATTCGTGCTGTCGTTATGCGACAACGTGAAGATTACTATAAAGAAGATCAAACTGCTAAGCAACGTCAAATTGATGCTGTTGAGCAGACTATGCAAGGTGATGCTCAAAAAGCTTCTGATTATGGAGACTTCTCCTTTAAGAAGTAAATAACGAAAGGAATAGCCAATGGCTAACGTTTCTCGTGTAAATGGGTTCCGCCCCGTAAAGCACATCACTGGCGCGCCATATAATGGTCAAGCCAATATTTATGAGGTTTCTGTAAGTGAAACTGTACCTATCTTTGTTGGTGACTTAGTTGTCCGCTCTACTAATGCATCAACATCTGGCCTAGTAACTGTCAAATCACTATCTGCTGCAACTACCGCAAACGATGTGGTTGCAGGTGTGGTGCTGGGTGCTGTTGTTGGTATTGTTAACACCAAACTAGATCCACTAGATGGTTCTATGACCTCTGGCTCTATTGTATTGGATACTCCACAGTACGCTGCTGCTGGTGTCAAGTCTTATGTACTTGTGGCAGATGCTGCCGATCTCATCTTTGAGGTACAGTCAACAGCATCATATGCTCTTGCTGATATTGGTCTAAATGCCGATGTTGGATGCCTTGCCGTTACTGGTAATGGTGCTGTTACTGGTACTTCTGGTATGTATGTAAATGCAACTGCCCCATCTGCTTCTGCTAGCCGTCCAATTCACGTAGTAGGCTATGTTAAGCGTGTGGACAATGAGGCTCCCGCAGCTAATAATAAACTCCTTGTGCAACTGACTACCAGTGCGCAAGGTAACGCCATTGTTGGCGTATAATAGGAGGATAACATGGGTGTTATTTCTACTTCAAGTTTTGCCAAGGCTCTATGGCCTGGCGTCAATGTGTGGTATGGCGACGCTTACAATCAATATCCTGTAGAGTGGGACAAGCTATTCGATAAGAATACATCTCGTCGTGCTTTTGAGGAAGATGTGGGAGCTTCATACTTTGGTCTAGCCAACGTCAAGAACGAGGGCGCTCCGATTTCCTATGACACTAGTCGTCAAGGTTTTACTAGCCGTTACAACCACGTTGTATATGCACTAGGCTTCATTATCACTCGTGAAGTGTATGAAGATGACCAGTATGATGTAGTTGGCAAGCAGAAGGCCACAAGTCTTGCTTTCTCAATGCGTCAGACTAAGGAAATTGTTGGTGCTAACGTATACAACCGTGCATTCAACACTTCCTATGTTGGTGGTGATGGTGCAACCCTCATTGCATCCGCAGGTGGTGGTGGTTCTAGCTCTGCTCCTAACATTGCTGGTGGTACTTACACCAATGGTGTGTCTGTAGCTGCTGACTTGTCAGAAGCTGCTCTGGAGCAGGCTTGTATTGACATTGCTAGTTTTACCAATGACCGTGGTCTGCGTATTGCTGTGCGCCCTCAAACACTGATTATTCCTAAAGAACTCAAGTTTGAAGCCAAGCGTATCCTGTATACTGAAGGCCGGGTTGGTACTGACAACAACGATCTGAATGCTCTCAAGACTATGGGACTAATTCCACAGGTAGTGGTTAACCATTATCTGACTGACGCTGACGCATGGTTTATCCGTACTGATGTAAAGAATGGTTTGAAGTATTTTGAGCGTCGTGGTGACGAGTTCAATATGGACGAAGACTTCGACACTGAGAATGCCAAGTATAAGGCTACTGCTCGCTACAGCTTCGGCTGGACTGATCGCCGTGCCGTATACGGAAGTCCTGGAGCTTAAATAACACAGGAGGAGTTTAGTCTCCTCCTATTTTTGAAAGGACAACAATGGCTGTCATTTTTGTACAGGGGCAGGTCGCTGTCAGTGATCCCAATCCAGGTGGCCCGTCAGCAACAAGCAATATTAAGGATGTTGTGGTAAAAGCAGTTAAGCTTACTTCAGCAAACTTTACTACTGGAGGTACAAATACATTAGTAGCTGTTCTCCCTGCCGATGCTTCCATCTTGAATATGCAACTTCTAGTAGAAACAGCTCTTACCGGTAATAGTATAAGTGCTGCTACAGTAGACATTGGTGCTACTTCAGGTGGTGCAGGGTACGTTTCTGCTGCTAGTGCATTTGGTGCTGCTGGAACTAATAGTATGCTATCAAAACTTGGCGGAGTAGAACACTATAATGTTCCACTTGGTGCAGACAAACCTATCTGGGTAAAGGGCACTGCAACTACCGGTAGTCCCACTGCTGGTGAAATGTATTTAATGGTATACTACGTTCGTTAAACAGAGGCGGGGAAACCCGCCTCTTCTAAGGAGAAACCAATGGGTTTAAGTATTTCTAGTGGGCTTATTAATGCTACTGCTGCTCAGCAAATTAGTGTAGGTAAGAGTATTCTTAGTGGTATTGTAGCTGTTAGTGATAACAATAACCCGGCCACTATTACAGTATATGACAATGACTCTGGTACCGCATCTGGAACTGTTTTGGCAAAATTAACAGCAACTCTTACTACTGGGGCTAATAGTGTAGCTTTTGTTACACCAATTAGGGCAGATTTGGGGTTGGTAGTTTCTGTCACTGGTACAGGAACCCCACAAGGGCTTGTATATTACGGTGCCTAATGTCTATACAAGACCTACAATGGGTTGTATCTGGGGTATTAGCAATTATGTCATACTTTTTAAAGCGTACAATAGATGGTTATGATGAAAAGATTAAACAGAGTGAAGTTCAAATTGCTGACATCCGGCGCGATTATCTACACAAAGGAGATTTTAAAGAGTTTAAACATGACCTTCGTGGAATGTTTGAAGAAATTAAATCTGACATTAAAGAGATTAAATATAAGCAAGGCTAATTATGCGTAAAACCACATGGCCTGGCAATAACAAAATAAGCTGTGATGTATGCGGCTTCTGGTTTCCAAGGGAAGATATTCAGACTCGTTGGGATGGCCTTGCAGTTTGTTCCAAAGATTTTGAGACTAGGCATCCACAGACTCTTATTAAGATTAGAGGTGAACATGCTGTTCCAGATATCATTCGTAAGGATGGTGTTGATAGTTTTGCACCATCATGTGATGCCTATAGTGTACTACCTAGAGCAGATTTTGGAACGGCAGGTTGTGCCATTGTCGGGCTAACTATAGAGCCAGACATTTACCAGTTTAGATGGTCTTCAATAGCTAACTATGCCATTGCTGGCATTGCAATTACAGGAATGGAATAATGACAAACCCATTAGTCAACAGAAACTATATAGACAGACAGACCCCGATTAATGCGGACTGGCTTAATGGCATTAATGACCTTCAGGATACTACTGGAGGTACTGGTGGTAATCTAAGTTTTCTATACTCAGTCGGATATACCGCTGGCACCATCGGCAAGTGGCTGAAGGACAACGTAACTCGTTTAGCTGATCTTGCCGAGACAACAGGTGCCAGTCTCGTCGGATACAACAAAGTTCATACATATCAATCAAACACTGTTGGAGGAATGCTAAAAAACTATGAGGAGTTCAGGGACTCAATGGGGGAAGCAATAGACCAGGCCATCAGGGCCGAGGCCGCCGCCGATTCCGCAGAGGCCAGTGCAGCCTATGCCCAGGTCAGCGCCAATGCCGCCCAGGTCAACTCCGGGCTATATGCCAGCACCTCCGATGCACTGTCAAACGGTGTGGCACTAGCAATAGTGACTGCGGGCGGTAGCGGGGGCACCAATGGCACCTTCGCGCTGACGTTTTCTGGCGGCGGAGGCACTGGAGCCGCTGGTACCTTTCTTGTTATTGCGGGTGCCCTAGAGTCCATCGCCATCACCAACCCTGGCACAGGCTACACCACGGCCCCAACGCTATCGTTTGCGGCAAGCATGGGATTGACAGGTGCCACCGCCACAGCCGTGCTTGCACCACGCTGTCCTGTCGGCACCTATTTCAGCGTACCGGTGACTGGTAGCACAGATTCACTAATTTTGTACCGTGTTGACACAGGCCCGGTGGCCACGGAGATCACGCGCTACCCATCATCAGCCATTGGGCAGCGTGTCGAAGACCTTGAGGGAAGTAGCGTGTTCATGGCGGGCTTCGATCCACTGCTGCGCCCCATCCGCCGCCTGGAGCTGTTTGGCGCCGACCCATCCAAGATTTACCGTGTACGTTATTTTCTACGCAACGACTTTGGAACACGGTTCAGCGTAACCATCCAGCAGGTTGACAATGCAGCGGGTGACAACCCGGTGGATGTGTGCTCATTTGCATCGTCTGGCGTCAACTACACCGGCCAGCAAGAGTTTGCTTTGGCGCAAGTGTCAAGCTCTGGCATCACCGGCAATCTGGTGCTCGACTTTGATGCCGGAGACGCCACATGGGGCATTTATGCTGGCGCTACAGACACCACGCTGCACCCTCGTGCAATCGTGTCGTCGCCTGCTGCGGCTGGCTACATCGGCGCCGTGGTGGCTGCATCACCCAGCATCGCAGCGCTCGAAACCCGTGCATCAAACCTGGAGTCCGCCAGCGACTTTGTGCCAGGTGCACATGTTGCTTTGCGCGTCATCAAGCGCCTGCAGCTATTTGGCGCCAACACATCAAAGCTCTACCAGCTAAAAAACTTCTTCCGAAACGACGTCGGCACCCGGTTCAACATCACGGTGCAGCAAGTGGACGATGCAGCCGGGACAAACCCGGTTGACGTTTGCTCGTTTTCATCAACGGGCGTCAACTACGCGGGCCTGCGCGAGTTCTCCCTGGCGCAAATTGCAAGCTCTGGCATCACCGGGACCGCCGTTGTCGATTTCACGGCGGCGGACACATGGGGGATCTATCCGGCGTCTGCTGCAACGCAACTGCGCGCCGACGCTACGCAATCATCTGCGGCATCCGATGACTACACCGACAGAAAGATCGCTGCGATGATCACCGCCAATTCGGTACTAACGGCAGGCTTGCGTCTACCGTTCGACGATGCTATGGACAACGATGCGCTGCGCGCGATTGTTAAGGAGCTGTGGGTGTACGGCTGTGATCCATCGCACGATTACGCGGTCACGGGATTCAACATTGAGCAGTTTCCTGGTATTACTCTAACCAGAATACTCTTCACTATTTCCGACCTCACCACGGGCAACATCGTTTGTCGCTACGCATATCAAGTCAGCAGCCTTCCGTCGCTTGCATCGTTTACTGCGTCTATACCAAAGCAAGTCAAACTAACAGATTCGGCTATCGCGACAAAATCTGGTATCTACGCAGTCGCAACGCTAGACCTGTCGTCTTTTACAGCCTGGCAGGCAAACGCCTACACGACGATGGCACAGGCCGGTATCAGCAGCCGCCGCACACTGTCTGATGAGCAGATTTCTGATTATCTCGAAAGCGACTATTGGCACGAGGTAATCAGAGTGGGTGCGGGACAAACTTTTACAACGCTGCGTTCGGCTGTTGAAAGCCTCTACATTGATACAGCCGCATCGCTATTTGGTTGCAACCGATCGCACTATCACCACCGCATATTGATTGACCTGGTAGATGACGGCACATACAACGCAACATACCTGGAAATTCCAGAGTTTGTGGAGAGTCGAGGTAACGGAGTTGATAGAACATTTATCCTGAAAGAAAACGACACCCACCACGCGATTCTTGAAGCACACACTGACACAAAATTCAGAGACTGCACTATCATCAGCGACACCGGAGATGGTGTAAGTTGGAATGGCGAATACAGCATTCATTCGGACGACTCAAACCGCACTACGCCAGGCAGCAAGGCACAGAACCGTCGCCTTCGCCAGTCATTTAAGCGCATGAAGTTGATCGCCGGGCAGAATCAAAACACATGGATTTTTGGTTGTGGCATATCAAGCGGAGAAACAATCCGTTTTGAAGACGTTATTGCCGAGCACATGAACGTCGGTACAACAGCGGCTGCGTTTGGTTTCCACAATACTGGCCCAACTATTTCATACCCGTCTATCTCAGCGAGCTACAAACCCGCACTGGTCGAAATGCGCGGATGCCGCTCGCCAGACTCGACACCATACGGGGTATATTTGCAATCACTTGACCCGACAACCAAAAGCCGCCTGGTGCTACACGGCTGCGAATTCGGCGTTGTCTATCAAACTGTAGCATCGGGGGGTGAAGTTGTCACAGAAAAAGCGGCTGATCGATACGGCTGGGAAATTGGCGGGGTGCATGCCGGCCCGATACTGCAAACAGACCCCGACGGTATGTTGGTGCTTGGCACCACGGCTGGTGCGGATGTGTCAGGGACGGCGGCAGCGATCATTTTTGGTGCCGTCGACGAACTAGGGCGCGGCGAACTGTGGATCAAAACCGGGACTGCAAAGTCTTTGGGCGCACGCCTGGGGGATTGCACGTCAGCCAACAAGACATTGATAATTGGAGGCCAAACATGGACTGCCAACCAGAATTACACGGCACAGAGCAACGCCACGATCATGGCGTCAATCAACTCAATTATCACGTCAAACCCGGTGGAAGAGGTGAATATCCAGTATGAGATTTACCCTGACACTGGATTTACACGTCGCATGCTGAATAGCACTGGTGCAAGCATCCCGAGAGGCCGCTTTGTCAAGCGCACTGGGGCGAACACTATCGCGCTTGCGACCGGAGATGATGACGTGTTTGGCTGGGTATACCGTGAAATCAGGAACGGTTACTCAGGCGGTGTGGTGACAACAAAGAAAGCGCACACAGCATACCTGGCCGGTGCTTCAAGCGATGGAAAGTTCGGAATATCAAACGGCGTAATTGATTACGCAGCAACACCAAAAAAGGGATACGTTGTTGGCGGCATAGTAACTACTTATTAACCATCACTTAAAACTGTGTGGAGGTGATCATGGCAACGCTTAAAGTAATGGTAGCACCTTCTAGGCCACAGGTGTCGTTGGCTCTTCTGAGTCACAGCCAACTTTGAGCTTTTGGCACCGCAGTTCCAGCAGTTTGACAACCGGCGCATTGCGCAGAACTTCTTAGAATACGATGTATACGTCGGGCCGTGAATATAAACATGAAAATCACAATGGATCAAAATAGCATTCCTAAGGAATATTTATGACTTCTGGAACTACTACTTATCAGCTTACTCGTGACCAGCTCCTAACTGCTGCCATTGGTAAGCTTGGTGTCCTCGCTGCTGGACAGTCTCCTACTGTTGAAGATACTACCAAAGCAGCGATGAACTTAAACATGCTGGTGGCTCAACTAAGAGCTAAGGGTATTCCACTATGGGCTCGTAAAGAATATATTCTTACCCTAACAACTACAGCTTCTTATCTTATTGGTGCTGGACAAACTGTGAACACACCATACCCACTTAAGATGCTAGATGCCTATGTAGAAAACATTTCTGGGAATAACACTAGAATTCCTATTGACATTATATCTAAAAGCGAGTATAATGTCCTTCCAAGGAATAGTTCATCTTCACAACCTGTTAAACTTTCCTACCAGCCATTTAACAACTATGGTGAAATAAGTATTTGGCCTACTCCAGATAGTAATGTGGCTGCTAATTATAGAGTAGCAATGATCTATCAACGACCATTTGAGTACTTTATAGCTTCTACAGATACAATGGATTTTCCTGAGCAATACTACCTGCCTATTGTTTATAAACTTGCAGTACTCTTAGCTCCTGAGTGGGGTATTCCACTAGAAGATAGGCGCCTGCTTATCCAAGAAGCTGAAATCTATCTTAAGGAAATTGAAGAGTTTGGGGTAGAGGATGGCAGCCTATTCTTTAGCCCAAGGAGAGAATAATTGGCTTATTCTAAAACCCCAACAGGGGATACATATAGTCAGGATGAAATCTCCATTACTCGAGAGGTTACTTCTAGACAGAATGACCCGCTAGGATTAAAAGATGAAATCTTTGTCAATGGCTTTATTGAGGTTATTAAAGACAAGCGCATTGGTGACTTAAGAACTTTTGCTTATAAGAGAGCTGGCTCTGGAACATACATAACTCCCCCTATTTCAGGAACGATTAGGGGGTCATATTACTGGAAAGATGCTGGCTTTTTTGCATACGCAATTGATACTAATGTTTACCTATATAACATTACTTCTGGTGCAACTATATCTTGTGCTGCTGTATTTACTACAGGAACATCTAAGGTTGGTTTTACTACCTTCCTTTATGATGATGAAGTAGTTGTGCTTATTGGCACAGACGGTACTACGCTAGTAAAGATTGATACAGCAGGAGTGGTTACAGCCTGCGTTGCTGCGGACCTACCAGTACCGCACATTCCTAAGCCTGTCTTTATTGACGGTTATTTAGTACTGGTTAAATCCACAACAGCCTCCATCTACAATAGCGATTTGAATGATCCTATGCTGTGGACAGCAGGTAATGTTATTGACGCCGAGATGGAGGGGGACCTTATACTAGATGTAGAGAAACTAAATAATTACCTTGTAGTATTTGGAAGCTCCACTATTGAGTATTTCTGGGATGCAGGTGTAGCTACTGGAAGCCCATTCAAGCGTAATGATACTCCTGTTAAAATAAACGGGTATATTGGCGGACTAGCTAAAGCTGGTAATGCCATCTACTACATTGGGTACAATGTCAATAATGCTGTAGATGTTTTCAAGCTACAGGACTTCAACATTGAAGAAGTAGGCAGTGATACTTCTCGTAGATACTTTGCATCCTTAGCTGCTTCCGACTATCCAATTACTGGTTATGTCGTAGTAAATCTAGGTCACACTTTTTACCTAGTTACTGGTGGTGCTAGAACCTTTGTCTATGACATTAATGAGAAATTCTGGAGTAAATGGGCCTATCAGCAAACGTCTAGTTTTCCACTAAGCACTGCTTCTACCATTGTGTCAAATGCTGGTAACATCACTGTGTTCTCCATCCCTAGTAGTAATGCTCTGTATAAGTTTGACAATAGCCTATACCAAGATAATGGAACAAACTTCACTGTAACCATTATGTCAGAGGCTGCTGATTTTGGAACTATGAACAGAAAGACTATGAGTAGGCTCTCAATTGTAGGGGATAGGCCTCCTGCTAATAGCAATGTTACTATATCCTTATCTGACGATGATTTCCAAAGTTTCTATGGTAACTATTCAATTAATATGAATCAAGACTTGCCATCATATTGTAGACTTGGTAGTTTTAGACAGCGTATTGTTAAACTCACATACACTGACAACTACCCAATGCGTATTCAGAAATTCCAGGTTACTATTAATAAAGGAAGAACCTAATGGCCTCAACTACTTTTACTTCTGGGACTATTATAGCTCAGGAGTGGCTTAATGACGTTAATACCGTTGTTTACAATTCCTCACCTGTAGCCCTATTACCAGCAGCTTCATCTGTCTTTTTAGGGCAGCGTAGGCTTGTTACTGATGCCTCATCGTCTGCTTTCTATTCTATAGTAGCTGGTGGTGGTAGTATAGTTATACCTGTGTACTCTGATGGTATAAACTGGCGCATTGGGTAATGGCTCTATTACTCCCACCCAGTCCACCAGTTCCTCGTACTGCGCAACAACAAGCTACGGCATTTTCTAATGCCTCATTTTGGAGTAGTTGGTATGAGCAGCTTAGAGCTATTGTAAATAGCATTGCAAGTGGCTTTGCTTGGAGTTATATTACTGGAACTCCCACTACTTTAGCTGGTTATGGCATTACAGATGCAGAACAGATTATAAATAAAGATGCTGTCTCTGGGTATGCTGGTCTTAACACAAGTTCTAGAATAACAAAGGGTGTAGACACCACTGATGACATTATCACTGATGACGCAGACAAGGGGCCAGTTATGAAAAGCCCAGATGGGCACTACTGGAGAGCTGCTATAAGCGATGCTGGTGCTGTTACTTGGACCAATTTAGGCACAACTAAACCTTAAGGAATAGTATGAGTTTTTTAGGTGATATTTTTAGTGCTGTGGGTGATGGTATTGGGGGGATGTTAGGCGGGACATCTAAAGCTATAGATGACGCTGCCCACCTAGATTTTAATGGTGTTGGAGAAGATATACAAGATATATGGGACTCTGGGTCCATTATCCCTGGTAGCCCAACAGCAGTACTATCCTCTCTATACGGTGGATTTAATGGTGACCTATCTTGGAATCCATACGACCCTTATGGTAGATCAGTTTGGGATGTTGGAGCTGAGGGAACTAGACTATCTAATGATCCCACACAGAGACTAGTTGGTAGAGCTATTGGGACTGCCATTGGCTCTGCTTTTACTGGTGGTGCTTTATCTGGAGCTATGGGTAGTTCTGTTGCAGGTGGAGCTGCCTCCGGTGCCCTATGGGGCGGAGCCCAGAGTGGACTATCTGGAGGTAGTTTTGGTGAGGGAGCTATTAGGGGCGGGCTTTCCGGGGGTGCTGCTGCCGGAATTGGTAATGCTATTTCTGGGGTGACTTCTGGATACGACCAAATCCCCGAATATCTTCGTGGGGCAATTAATGGTGGATTGACTGGTGGAACTCTTTCTGCCTTACAGGGAAACGGATTCCAGTCCGGGTTGGAATCAGGAGCAGCTCGTGGCGCTTTCGGGCAAGCTATGGGGTATTTTACTAATAACAACGGGAGTAAACCAGTGGATACTTGGGGTGATGATTTTGGGCCTGAGGCCGATACAAATTATAGTAATGAAGGTAGAAACTATTCTACTCCTACTTCTATAGAAGGTAGCCCTGTAAACAGTCAGGCACCTCAACTATCTTTTATAGATAGACTTGGCCAAGTTTATAATGACTTTGCAGGAAAGCCAGGTGGGACACCGCAGTCTCTAAATAATTCTACTCAGCAACAGGGTAATCCTTATGTTAATGCTGCTAGTACTCTAGCTTCTTTATATAGTGCTTATCGTGGAATGAAAGGAAATGGTAGTTATCTAAATAGTCTACAGAATATGTATGGACAAAATAGTCCCTATGCTCAGCAGCTACAACAAGAGCTTGCTAGACGTGACGCTGCCTCTGGTAGACGTTCACAGTATGGCACGCGTTCTGTAGAACTACAGGCAGCTCTTGCTAAGGCAAATGCAGGCATGGCTCCTGCTATTATGCAAGGCCAACAGAATGATTTTAACAACAAGATTAGACTTGCTCAAATGCTTGGTAATAGTTTAAGCTCTAATGGTGCTTTTTCTCCAAGCAGCTTAGCTGGCATGTATACTGATTTTCAGGGACTATTTGGTGATGGCGGTGGCTGGTAATGGCTGATCTATCTACAATGTATCCTTCAATGGCTCAGGCTGAGGGGTTTGATGCTGGCCGATGGCAAGGTCAGCAAGCCTATGATGCCCAGCGAAATAATGTTATAAATCAGCAGAACTCCCTACAGGAGTTATACAAGAATCAACAGATGCTGCCCTTGGATATGGCTAATAAAGTATCTACCACTGAGCTGAATAATGCCAATGCTGGCCATGCTAGAGCACTAACTGCAAACTCTATATTTGACCTAGATGTAAAACAGAGGCTTAAAGAGCCTACTTATTTAAAAGCCTTATCCGATCTTTCTTCTTCAACCACTGAAAATGAGGTTAAGCAGGCGCATGCTCAGCTAGAAAAAGATATGCTATCTCCTGACCCACAAGTATCTAAACTTGCCCAGCAGCGTTACAAAATGACTGGTGATATGCTTAAGATGTATGAACATCTTCGTATCCAAGGTGAGAACTCTAAGGATGTTGCTCGTAGTGGCGCACAGAGTAGGGTAGATGCTGTTGTAGCTCGTGGTGCTGGTGGTAGTGGTGCTCCTAGGTCTCCTACAAGTCTTGAGTCTCAGTTATATTTCTATAACAATGTTATTGATAATCCTGAATCCACCAGAGATCAGGTTGCAAAAGCACAGACTAGGGCAGACCTAGTTAAAGAGATGATTGCAAACCGTGGCTTTAAAGCTCCTGCAATGGTATGGGATAATGCTGGTAAACTTGTTCCCAATCCTGACTTTGGAGCTAAGCCTGTACCACAAGCTGGTAAACCTGTAGATAAAGCTGCTCTAAACACTCCTGAAAACATTGCACACACTGCCAAACTTTACAATATGACAGAGGCACAAGTAAAGGCCCAACTAGGAATTAAATAATGCCTATTGATCTATTCAAAGATTTACCAGAGTCGTCTGGGCCAGTTGATTTATTCTCTGCCAATGGGGTAACACCAGCTGATAATGGTACTTCTTGGTATGAGAGGCAGCTAAAGAAACTAAAGGGGCAGAATCCAGATGCTGCTCCCTACTCTGGCCCCACTATCCCTGGTACTGATCCTGCTTGGTTAGCTGGTACTACCAAGGCCCAGAACATGCCTGAGCCAGGCATTATGGACTATGTTAAGGGGGCAGGTGAAACTGTCCTAAACACTACCACTGGACTTATCTCTAGTGTTCTTGCTCCTATCCAGGCAGCTTCTAACCGTGCCCTTGGTATTGGTATTCCTGACTTCCAAAAGGAACAAGAGCGTTTAATGACTCAGCACTCCTATGTACCTAAGACTGACTTAGGACAAACTGGTGCAGCTGCTGTGAGCAAGGTACTTAGTGAACTACTCCCTATGGGTATGGTGGCACACACCATTCCTATGGGGAATACTGGTAAGCCTAAACTGGCTAGGGCTCCAAAAACAGAGGCTCCTAAGGTAGACATTGCTAAAGCTGTGGAACAGCACACTGGTCCAGTAGACCTATTTGCTGGTGAGCGCGCTTTCCAAGACATTGCTGATAGTCAACTAAACGGTTGGCAGGAACCAGTACGTCCAATTGGGTCTGGTAATGGACTTGATACTGTTGTATCTCAACTAGAACAACAGCGGGCTGCTAAAGCACAAGCTATCCTAGAACAACGTCAGGCTGCCATGCAGCAAGAGGTAGCTAGGCAAGCTAGTCTGGATAATAATGCTGCTGAGCGTGGTCGTCAGGCCAATGCTCCAACTGGCTATGCTGAGCATGTAGCGGAACAACAACGCCTTGCTGAACAAGCTTCTTCAGAACAACTTGCTCGTATGCAACGTGAACAGCCTATGTCTGGTGAACTCTTTGACCAACCAGAACAGGGTCGTATTGCTAATCCATATGAAGCAGCTACTGGTGATTGGCGTATTGATGAGAATGGTATGCCCATTAAGGCAGACCTATCTATGGATGTACAGCATGCTACTGAGCCTTTACAACGTCATCTATGGGGTGATGAACTACCCCCTATGCGTGACCCCATTGGGCAACATGCAACACTAGACGAGGCGTCAGCTCAGGCTGCTCAACAATTTGGTCAGGGAGGTATTCCGCTTACACAGGCCATAGACAGCATGGGAGCAGCCGAGCGTACCTTGGCACTCAACAGTCAGCTACGAGGCTCTGTAGAGCCTTCTGGAGCCCTTGAAGGAGCCGTAGCAGAAGCCAACCGCATGAACCATCAAGGTGAGCGTGGTGCTGTCGATCTTCAGGAGATTACAGACTCTGTTAAAAGTCTTTATAATAAGGTAGCTACTCCCATTGCTAATAGCCTACGAGTTATCCCTAAGCAACCACAGCAGGATTCTCTACTTAAGCCCATTACACCAGAAACCATTGCTAAGAAGAACGAACTTGCTTTGAAAGCACGGGTAGCTGGTCTGGAAGGTTCTGCCTATGAGAGGGTAGCTACGAGAGAAGAGGCGCTTGCTGGTATTAACCCTAGTAAGGATATGTCTAAGGTTGGGGTAAATAGCCTACGCTCTGGTGTAGAAGGTGCCCTACGTACCAATCTATCTAACAAGCCCTTAAACTATGTCCGCAATATATTTCAAGAGGCTCGTAACAAGGCTGAAACCTTAAGCAAAACATACATAACGGGTAAGGATGGTATTGTTAAACAGCTCAAGTCTTTGACTCCAGAGGAACAAGGTAGTTTAGTGGAACTGTTACAAGCTCTAGACAAGTCTCCGAAACCTCTTACACCTGAACTATTAGACACCTTGGGCTTCTCAGATAAGATGAAGAAGACTGCTACAGCTATTAAGGATGCTCTAGATACCCACTATGCAGAAACCCAAAAGGCTCTTGGTGAACAAGGTCTAGAGGGATTCAAATACCGTGAAGGCTATGTCCCTAGTAACTTCAGTGGAGCCTATGTAAGCTTTGTTGGGTTCATTGACAAGGACGGTCGTTTCATAACCAAGGGCATTGCTCAAGGGGATACCAAGTTCCAGCATGACGCTGCTGTCAAGCACTATCAAACTATGGGCAAGGAATATTCTGAGGTCATTGGTAAGGATCGTAAGGGTCTTCGTACAAATACTAAGAACTCCATCAACACTTACAATGGGTTCAATGAGCTGGTTGCTAGACTTGGTGAACTCGATCCACGCTTTGCAGAAGCTAAAGCCATTGTAGATCAGCATGCTGTAGACTCTACACACGCTCTCTATCGGTTTGATGTGCATGAGATTAAGAAGGCTGGCGTCAAAGGTGCTCTTGGTGATCGACCATGGCTATCTAAGGCGGAGAATACTAAGCAGTTCTTAGCTGGTCTTGTAGACTACCTAGAAGAGGGCTATAGATATTCTAGTATGCAGAAGCCTATTAATGAGGCACTTGCTCTAGCATCTGATCCTAAGATGGCTAAGGATATGCCAAATACTGCTAGGTTCCTAGAGAAATATGCAGACCATATCCAAGGTCAAACACTCAATACCGTAGGTGCTGCTGGTAATGCCTTGTTAGATACTGCCACTAAAATGGTATCTTTCAACACTGCTGGTCCAGCACTACCCCGTAAGGTGGTAAATCTTATCTCTGGAACGTCTTCAAGACTTATGATGGGTTTTGGGAATATTGGTTTTGCAGCTATGCAGCTTTCACAAGCTGTTACAGGCGGACTGCCTGAGATGCTACGAGTCAGGGCAGAGACTGGTTTGAATCCTTTGGAGCTAGGACATTCTGCTGCTGTTGGTGGTGGACTACATACTGTCTCACTCACAGTGGCTGACATTATGGGTAAGCCAGAACTTGCTAAAGGTGTGCCAGCACATCTGAAGGAAGCCTGGGCTTGGGCACATGATAAGGGTATCTTTGATTTCTCTGAAGTGGCTCTTGCTCATGAACTACACCAGAGTAATGCTGCACTTAAGACGCTTAAGGTGGTTGACTACAGTACCACAGCACCTGAACGTGCTACCCGTGGTCCTCTGTTTATGACCCTGGCGGATATGTTCCATAAAGCAGGACTCAGAGGTGAGGAGGCTCTGCTTCGTGCTCAGAGTGCTACAGAGTATGCTATGGCCAATTATCATCCCGATGAGAGACCATCTATCTACTCTGCATTAGGGGAAACTGGTAAGATGGTAGGCGCTTTGTCTACCTTCAAACATAACCTAGTAGAGCAAATGGTTTCTACTACCATTAATGCTAAGAGACAGCCAGCCGCAGCAGCGGCCATGCTTGCTACAGCCTACGCTCTATACGGTGTTACAGGACTGCCTGGATACAAGGAAGCTAGTGAGCTTGTCAAGCACATTACAGATAAGTCTGTTAGAGAATATCTGATGGATGATCCTACCCAAAGTAGTGCTCTTATGGATGGTGTAGCCTCCCATGTATCTCAGACTGACATTGCAAATAGAGTGTCTATGAGTTCTATATTGCCTGATCCTACACAACCCTTGTCAGTAGCACCACACATCTCAAACGCGGTGAACATCATTGCAGCTGCCTATGCCTATGCTAACAAGCAAGATACAGCCTCTCTATATGACCTAGCCAATAAGGCTTTACCTGCTCAGGGTAGGCTTATGTTTGAGAATAAGGTGATGACTGACGAGTTTGGTAATGTGAAGAACTCCAAGGGAGAGAATAAGCTGGAACAGCCTAGAACTCTTGAGGAACAGCAGGTGCGTAAGGTACTCGGGCTACGCCCAATTCGTGAGCGTCTACAGGAGGAAACCTTATGGACTCAGAAGCAACGTGCTATGCAGGATGTAAAAGACCAGAAGGACTTGGAGAAGCAGTATAAGTCTGCCATACTACATGGTGACGATACCAGACCTATCCTGAAGAAGTATATGGAAGCTAAGGGTGATCCCACTAGACTCCTGAATCTAGACTTAGGTAGGATAGGTGTAGAAGCTGCTAAGACTCCAAAGCAACGTGCTGAGGGTGAGATTAACGACTCACTAGGTTCTATCTACAAATATCAATATTACAATGGTAACTAAAGAACAACTACGAGCCATCTACAAGGGGTGTTCAGAGGAACGCATTGACAGGTTCCTAGGACACATTCAAGACACTATGGCTATTTACAACATAAATACGCCACAGAGAATTAGGATGTTCCTGGCCCAAATCGGGCATGAATCTGGACAACTCCGATATGTAGAAGAGATAGCCTCTGGAGCAGCCTACGAGGGCCGTAAGGACCTTGGAAACACTGCTAAGGGAGATGGGGTAAAGTTCAAAGGCAGGGGTCTTATTCAGATCACTGGCAAGAACAACTATATAATGTGTGGGTTTGATTTGGACCTTCCTCTATGGGATAGTCCTGAGATGTTAGCAGAGCCTAAATGGGCTGCTAGGAGTGCTGGGTGGTTTTGGAATGAGCACAGTCTTAATAAGCTGTGTGATGCTAACTTGTTCCAAGACCTTACTAAGTGCATTAATGGTGGTCTTAATGGCTATCCTGATAGATATAAGCTCTTACAGAGAGCTATAGAAGTAATACCTTTGGAGGAATAGCATGGCATGCGGTAACCGTGGTGGTAAGAAAAAGAAGTAGCCTTTCCCAAGGCTAAAAGAAAAGCCCCAAGGCATGAGCCAAGGGGCTTTTTTTATTGACATTACAAAGATAGCTCTTTATATCCTAGGCCAGTGAGTACATCATACTTACTAGCTACCTTACATGCTTCAATAGGAGTCTTCCCAGACGCCATGGCTGCCATGGCAAAGCTCATACCACTACCAATGGCAAAATGCTTCTCGTTAAGTAGAACCCAATTTTCCATGTTTGTAGCATGGTAGATTCCGTTCTTATTAAGCATCAGAAATTCAATGTTCTTTAGCTTAGGAAGCTTTCTAGTTGGGTCAGCAAAGAATGCTTGTACCTGTCCCCATACATCTGCATTACCGGCAAAGCCTATGAGTGTCTTGGGTACTCCAAACATTTCCTTAGAGAGGGAGTCTGCAATTTGAATAACCTTAGGAGCACCTAAGAATTTGGTGGTACCACCATATGTGTATTGTCTGTCACCCGCAATGGCACCTAATGAGATGCTAGCTGCAATTGTTGTTATTATGCTACCCCATTTAACTTGTCTAGTGTTTCATATGCGAGCACTACATATTTAGGAATACAAGCAGCCCAAGCTGTATTAACTCCCACAGGTTCCGCCTCCAGTTAAATCACATATATCCACAATCTCATCATATACAACACCTCGATGTTTAATGGCATCATTGTAAGGCACTGCGGTTAGTGGCTGACCACCTCTTGCACCATTTGGGTACACTGTAAACCCCCGAAGACCTGGAGCATACTTAGCTAAAATATTTGCAAAGTCTTGTACCTTATCTTCATTGTTTTCTTTTGACCCCCACTCAGGCATATTGATAGTAGAGCTAATGCTCATATCAACATATGATTGGATGTCATATTGGAACTTGATTCTACGCTCTGGATCAGATGCTAAATGTAGAGCAGTTTCAATAGAGTCTGGGTCAGCACCATACTTTTGGATTAAGCTCTGGGCAGCTCCGTCTACTACATATTCGTACTTCCATTGAGTACCATTAGTTAAATAGCGCCTCTTATATGCTACAGCAAATAATGGTTCAATACCAGTTGTTGTGGAACTTAGAATACCTATGCTTCCGGTTGGTGCTATGGCACGATATGCAACAGGCCTATTGATATAGAATCTATCACAATGCTCATCTGCACTACGTTTGGATTCATCACGATAAACTTCCAGCCACTTATGAAGCTCAGGGACTACTTCATACTTGTACCCTCTTTGCATGAGCCACTCTGCAACACCCATAAGACCTAGCCCTAACCGTCGGTTCTTTTCTCTTATTTTGTATACCTTGTCATAAGGTAAATCCGCTCGCAATGTTCCACAAACAAGAAACTTAGAAGCAAGGGATACCACACTACGGAACTCATCCAAACTAGTAATGTTACCAAGGTTAATACTACCCAAGTTACAGACATCAGAATCATCCTCTGAAGTAACCTCAGTACAAGCATTACGAAGCGTTTCATTTTGTTTATCTCCAAAATTGAAAGAGAACCCAGGTTCCCCTGTCTCCATAGCTTGACGAACATTCTGTAAGAACACGGGGTTAGTAGCTAGCCAGTTTTTATTTCGTAAGCTACCTTGATCCCATAAAGCCCTGTCATCGTAGTTCACTGAGATGTTAGTCATATCCAGCGGAGCAAAGCTATTGAAATTTTCAGCCTTAGCAGTCCTTACAGATTCTGACCAATTCTTTGCTGTAAGGAAGTCAGAAATGTCTTCATGTTGCCAATTGAGACTAGCATAGATCGCTGAGCGTCTAGACCCTCCTTGCATAATTCCACGACCTGCCTCGTTAATCATTTGCATAAGAGGTAGTGGTCCCGAGCTAATACCTCCGGTACGGGATAGCGGCTTGCCAGCCGGGCGAAGAATAGAGTAGTCAATACCAATGCCGCCGCCGGTCATGAGACAGGATACGGCCCGCTTCATCAGCTCTGCCCACTCTTCTCTAGTATCTTCCTCTGCTCGCAAAAGAAAGCAATTATTAAAGTAACTGTTCTTCTTTCCTGCGTAAAATAAGTACCGGCCTCCTGGCAAGAATTTCATGTCTTTCATAAACTCTGCTAGCTGGGAGCAATCTTCTTTGCTCATTAGACGCTCTGCTGTTCCAGCACGAGTACCACATACATCATCTACCAGTCTGTCGCATAACGCACCCCAATCGTCGTTGGGTCCATGGCGATATTTTTGATTATAGATGTTTTCGGCAAACGAATTCTTGAAATACTTACGAATCAAATATGTCTCCAGATTTTCCTAGTCCAAATGTCTTTTATATTACTAGCAGAAATGCTAAATAGCTTAGCTACCTTTCTGCTAGAAAGTTTCCCAAACAGTCCCCTAATCTCTACAACTTGGTGCGCTACTAATTTAGAGTTACCAGCTCGTTCACCAAATGCCTGTCTATTTTTAGTTACCATATCTGCTGAGTTCTCGGCATATGTGCCCACTTTTAGGTGCTCTGGATTAATACACTTTTTATTATCACAAAGATGCATGACTACCTCTCCTAAATTTGCTCCAGCAACCAATCTATGGTGATAATAGTTTTTGCCTTCAAACCACTTGATTGGGTAGCCTGAGTTATTACAGGCTCATTTTGATTCAATACATTTAGATTCCATTTTTCTTATTAAGAGTATCAAGCTCTTTTTCTAAAGCATTTAATGTTGCTAGTAGTTCTTCTGCTGTTCTACTAATAGCGGCCATATTCCACTGAACATTGGTGGCATCTTTAGGGGAAGCCAGTTTATATGTGGTAGTTAGCCCCTCTGATAAAAAGCCTACATCATTTAAAATACTAGCTTTAAACTTGCTAATAAAGTCTAGTAAGTAGTAGGGATGCATTATCGGCTATCTCCTGACCCCAGGATGACACTGCGTAGCTTACGG